GGTGGAGCTGGTAATGTACTTCCAGTTACTGCAGATGTATTTATCGATACGTTTACTGGAGGTGACAATGGACTAAGAGATCCTGTGTCCGAAGGGATAGGTCGATACCAGAAATTGGTTATATGTGAATCCGAAGAATTATTCAGCTGATCTGCAACTTCCTGCAGAGTTGTAGCAGTTGAATTAAAAGTTACACCAACGGGGAAAGGAAAAGTTGTATTTCCTGTCGTTATCTTTAGATAATCTCCCGGTAAGATAGAGTGAATCTCATATCCGCCCAACCAGTCATTATTAAATTCGAAATCATACCAGCTATGAGAATATCCATCCTCCCATGTTGCATCATTAAATATTTGCCAGTCTAGATTTTTAGTGCCCCAATATTTAAGATTTTCATTAGGGTATTCTGAACTGTTCTCTGACCATTCAACATATGTTTCAACCGGACTTACGCCTCCGGTTAGACCTGTACTAGCAGAAACCAATGATAGAGATCCAGTAAGTGTTGCATTCATCGAAATCCCATTCTGATCTGATCCTAGATTATCGGGGGCATATATAGTTACTGTAACAGGATCTGCTGTTGGATCCGTGCATGAAGCATAATAGTCAGGGTAAGTTACAAGTTTATTGACAGCGGATGTTATGTAATTTGCAGTATGATACAAAGAATCACCACACTCCGATGCTCCGATAACTCTACCGTCAATCTCTATGGAAATAGATCCAGCTCCAGTCATCTTCTGATTGGTGTATGTAGTACCGTCTACTGCATATCGGGTCGGTGAGGTCAGAGATACGACACCACTCCAAGTGTTATCTAGAACAGTTTGGATTTTAAATGTATTGGTTGATCCAGTTACTCCTGCTACCCATCTACCGTTTATCTGAGGAATACTTCCGATGATAGTTACCTCATCTCCGTTGGATAATCCGTGGGGGGAAGAAGTTAATACGGTTGCAGATCCGTATTGACCTGAGAATATCTCTAAAGAGTATATTTCCGATATGCTTATGATGCTCTGAGTAAATGTGATTCCTCCGGTTGCACCTATTGGGTCTAATTCAGTTTTAACTAAAACACTTTGTCCCTCCTCCGCTTTATTTCCATAGGTTGCAAATTTTAATATCTCAGAAGGCATCTTCTTTTCCAGAACCTCTATGCTCTCACCTTCTGCAGGATACTCCCATATCGAGTTATAGTCTTGCCATGGTCTATCCACGTTCTCCCAATCATAAAATTCAACCTCTCGGTATCTAGTCCATGAATCTATGTCTATAACCTTAGGCTGAACCTTAATAACGGCATCCTTAATAACGGTGTTCTTAAAATTAAAAGCGTCATAAACGTTGCACGTTACACGATATTCTCCAGTGCGGGGTAAGAAGTGTGCAAGCTTATAAAAGTCTCCTATAGGTCCTCTAAATTCAAAATAATAAGGGGTTCCACTTTGTGTTGCACTTTTATTTACGATCCATTCAACTTCCATCATATTTGAGAAGTCTATATTTCCCCAGGTAAGGAGTAAATATTGCTGGGTAGTTGAATATAGATCAGCCTCATCAAAAATAACGGATGTACTATAAGGAGGATCTAAGAAAACTGTGTATTTACCAGTTGAATAGTTTACTGCAGTAACAGTTCCGAAAACTCCAAAATAAGTTCCAGCAGATTTTACCTGTACGCTGTCTCCAACTTTGAATGCAGGTATGATAACAGAAGACCAGCTTATGTTCATTTCATCCCACGTCCACACGTCGGGTAGAAGTTCTAATATAACGGGCATTCCTATGGGAACTTGATAAGGAATTCCGGTGTCAGGATCAATGTAAGCAGACGGATCATATTTACCATCCCCTAGTTCAATTATCTGTCCATTTTGCTTTAGGAAATAGAAATTCTCTATAGCTTTCAGTAAGGAAGCATTCTGTAAAGCCGTGTGGTTCTGTTGGGAATCAAGAGGATCCACGATATTTCCAAGATCCGAAGATGTCGCTGGTAATATATTTATGGTTCCGCTTAGAAGAGAAGTATTATTGGATGAATAATAGTACATCGTCCCGGTTTGTTCTGGATCAACATACCAAATAATGGATTCACCCCCGGTTGCACCATTGTTCTCGATACCGAGTGGATCTACCTGAGTATATGATGGACTAGTAGTAATAATAAAATCATAGCCATATGCTCCGCTATCAATAACATCAAATTGGTAAGTCTTACCAGCATTTATTGTTATAGTTGGATTTGGTCCAGTAAGGCCATAAGGGAAATTGCCATTGAAAGAAATAGCGCTTCCGGTTCCTCCTATGAAATCGACGCTAGTAGAATAGTAGTTATTATAAGAACTTGGACTTTGAATATCATCCGATTCGGTTCGAATAGAAAAATTTCTAAGATCTTCTAAGAACCCAAAGTCGGGATTAGGATAAAAATCAAAAATAAATCCTGAGTTAACATCTGATCTTTCCATGACATCAGTCCAAGATCTGGTGTTATAAACTGTAAAGTATACTCCCTCTCCTGTGATATCGACTATTCTAGCATTTAAAGGTAGGTAGTCTCTTTTTAATCTCTCCTTTAATGCAAATATTTTTAGAAGTACCTCCTCCTGGGTAAATTTAAAAGCATCTATTACAACCGGATATCCATATTCATCGAAATCTTGAGTAACTTTATTTAAATCATAATAAAGACCGAAGAGAGATGTTTTCTTATAAGTTCTACTTGGAATAAGGGTTTCTTCCGAAGAAACATCTAGAACATAGTTACCATCAGCATCAGGACCATAAGTTTGAATTAGTCTATACTTACCAGAGTTCTCGTTATCAAGAACATCACCAATCTGATAGGACATAGTATATCCTTGTGTTTGTTGAGCTCTAATTGCATCCAAGAATTGCTTATTCTGCTGTATCGGGGATTCACTCTTTACTGCATTATAATTTAGATTTAGCCAATACTCTTTTATTCTTAAATCCTGATAACCGAAAAACTTAATAGCATTAATTAAACCTTTATAACTACCCATATAAGGGAATATCTCGTCACCCGCTATGAGAAGCTCTTTTCTTTTCTCGTTTATTTCTAAATAATTAGGAAGCGGTTCGTCTGGATCGTGGTCTCTCAAGATAACGGAGTCACTTTTATAGAAAGCCCTGCCGAAGTTCTGGAGCATGACTTTAAACCTTTCGTCCTCACCTATTATTTGACCGTAGAAGTCAACTTCTAAAACCTTTTCCGGCGTACCGGATGAAATATCATCAATAATTAATTTTCTTTCATATACGCTCTCCGCTTCATCTGATCCATTCAAAGCTACATTTATACCCAGAGCTGAAGATTCCACACTGGTCGTGTTCAGATATCCGTTTGCATAATAGTCACTAGTATCTAGATCTACAGTAAACGTCATATTCGGGTAATTAACAATTAGTGGCTCACCATCTCCGCCTTCTAGTTGTTCCTCAATCGAATAGGTAAAAATTATATCAGTAACATCAGTTTCGCCGTAATTGTCATTATACCATCGGCTTCTCCATTTGGCTCCCGAAGTAGCACCAGTAAAACCAGCATGTGGAAGTCCATATTGCATCTGAGATGCTGAGACATTGTATAATTCCTGAACTATAAAGATTTGCTCATTCTCATAAAGACTGGTAGAAACCGGATCAAAATAAATATTACCCTTGAAATATCCTCCTGGTCTGTTTTTATAACTAGTCGTAAAATATATCTGGTTGCCGACACTTATTATGCTCTGCCCCTGATAATTATTCTTAAGAAGATTTACTGATAATTGACCACCGGATAAAGATACCGAAGATATCTTAGCTCTAAAAGTTTTAGCTCCGATAACATCACCATTTAAAAATACCTCCGCTCCTTTAGCAAGAAAATCTACGACCTCATCATACCAAGAAACTAGATCAAAATTATTAAGATCCTCGTCATTGAAAAGAAACTCAAAATATGTTCCATAATCAGTGATATCCAGATCACCCGGATTAGGTACACCAGATGCAGAAGTTATGTAGGTAAATCTGGAATCGAGTGGGGTTGGTCCGGTTGGTCCGACGTATTCGAAATTAAGAGGATTACCCTGCTTGTTATAAAACTTTAATCTAGAATCTGCCATTACTTAGAAAACTCTTTTGTTATTTTTATTTACTGTGTAATTAGCAAAGTTTCTAATCTGTTTAGTCGTTTCAATTAGAGCATAAACAACTCTCTCGAAATAAACAAGTATACCTGCTTTTACTGGATCCCTATAGATAACATTAGATAAACTTCTCTTCATAAGCTCGTGTTGATAATTAAACCCGTTATATAGATTATCGTTAAGTGTATCTCTAATATCATAAATGTTCTGTCCTGGATCAAAATCGTAATATCTTCTTTCTACAGTAACTTTAGGTAATTCTTTCATTATCTTCTTATATTCTTCCAAACTAGAGCAAGGAGAATATTTGTATTGGCCGTTTGCATTAACTATAGCCGTTCTATAACCGGAGCATCCTATACTATTAGATCTATCAATAGCTAGTTGTGCGGTATCATAGATATCCTTAGTATTATAGAAAGTGGTATTAGTAGTAACCGGCTTAACTCCATTAACCGTGTAGTTTACTGGTTTATCCTTTTCTCCAAAAAATGGCGAGTAACTTTGCATATCTTAGTTAATGTTTCCTTTTATTATTGTTGCTTTATTACTAGCGTTAAGTTCCATTCTAAAGCTTCTAGGAACTATTGAAGATATTGTTATATTCAATGGACCAGGTCTACCCTCTACTATTCCCTCGGTATATACCGTACCATTTCTATCGCTCCATCCTCCTCTTAGAAGAATTAGTTCGTTTCTACCTATTATAATGTCTCCAAATTGATCCATTCCAATAACTTCATCCAACTGCTCTTGTGAAGCATTAGGAAGATTCTGAATGAGTGCTTGGTTTTGCTCGTTTCTCTGCCCCACGAAATAGAAAGAAACCGAATCTACCCCATCTACTGACTCAATCAAAGCAATCATATCTGACTTAGGTATTCTATCTCTTCTCTTTAGATTTAACATATAATCGGAGATCTTCTTCCTTATATTAAGTTTTATTGTCTCCGGATCAGATCCTTCAAAAATACTTATAATAGCATTGGCTATGAACTTAGTAATTACCGGTTCGACTATCTTTACCACAGTAGTAGCTATCATAGATCCAGAATCTTCAATTAGATTTAGAATAGCAATTTTTTGCTCCGATGTCAATAAAAACTCAGAGGTAGAAACATTAAAATAGTCTTCGTTACTAGAAATGTTTAATGTGATATCAGGTACGAGATATAGATAAACAACATTATCATCATCTAGATAATCATCATCAAAAGTAGAAAATGCCTGGATCTGTGAAAATATGCCCAGCTTGTTTAGAAATATCTCATAGTTGTCAGCATTAGCAAAAACGAATGATCTACTAGTTTTTGGTGCCACTAAACGAATTAGATTAGTAGTCTCTGGATTTGATCCAAATGAAGGATCAACCTCATTGGTAATATCTATATAAAGATTTAAATCAACCTCATTACCAAAAAGATCGGTACCAGTAGTTACAAATTTATAAGTCAAAGGCCTATTTGGTGCTGATGATGCGTTTCCTGAAAGTCCACTCCCCTGAAGATATTCTATTCTTATTCTAGATCCTCTTCTCGGAATCAGACCAAAATTTGAATTTCCGAAATAAACATCAATACCCTCCGAGATTCCCCCTCTGACCAAATACCCCTTAGAGTTTAGAGGGATATCATAAAGGGAATCATACTTTCTCCACCTTTCCTCGTTTACGTAGACATCAACATAAAATTGATCAACATATGCTCCTGATACTGAAGGAAGATTAAAACTCTGCAAAGCTAATCCCGTACCGGTAACAATAGCATTACTAAATGTACCCTGAACGATCTTGGTTCTTAGGTTGTTTCCTCTGACTAGCGGTATCGTTACTTCCGGACTGGCAAATCTAAGCGAATACACCTTCCCGTTCTGTTCGCATCTAATTTGTGTGTTGCTTCTAATAATTACTGCTCCACCTCCTACGCCACTTTCTCTGGCGTTCCATTTTAAAGATACTTCTCCCTGAGCAGCTTTAGCTCTCCCTGGATCATATCCTGCTATTCTGGCTAAACTTCTAACTGAATAATCTCTGGTTGCTTCTTGGATATTTAATTCGGTGATAGAATCCTCGATAAAATAAAGTATCAACTGGGAAATATTCTGGAGAACGAATAATATTTGTCCCCATGCGGAAGCAACAGTAAAAACGTTGGCAGTTTGATTATAAGTTGACTGCAGGAAATTAAATGTATCTCCAAGAAGTCCGTTTATAAGGATGTTATTTTTTCTAAAAATATTCATATCTGTCTTATGTTAATCTTAGCGTAACAGCAGGACTTAGTCCTCCGTTTTGTGGCAATTTAAAATCTAGAGTTGCTATATCTCTAAGTTTTCCTACGAAAAACTTAAGCTCATATGATCCGCCTAATGTCCTAAAAAGAGGAACATAGACATTAAGATATAGGTCTATTTCCTTTTTTATACTAGCTTCAGAAAGATTTAGGTTAAAAATTAGATCCTCCATATTTAAACCGAACTTAGGATCTCCTAATACTTCCCCCTTGTTAGTAAGGAGAAGCATTTTGATCTGTCCTATACAAATCTCAACCGGATCAGTCGTCTCTAGCTGATATGGATTGTATTCCGGATCCTCGGGGTCTCTGTTATAAATCTCTCTCATGGAAAAAGTGTTTCCATGTATATATCGAGATTAGTTCCACTGTAAGAAATATGAAGGGGTATTCTCTCCGTTGATCATATCCATCACTTCTTGAAGTTCTGTTGCTCCCTGACTTCCTATTTCTCCGGCGTTAATTTGTACTCCTCCAGGTAAATTATACGTAAAAACTCCTAGCATTTGGGAAAGTGCTATTTTACACTTAGCTATACAATATCTGACGAATAATTCATCATCATAAAGGTATTCGTCTGGTATAGCAACAAAACATCTTACTGATACATCAACTCCGCCAACGCCAAATCCTTGTGCCAATTGTCCCTTCCCTGATCTATTTGGATCTCTACCTAAAATGGTAAGAAATTTGGTATTTTTATTATATCTGAAAGCATAGGTATTCAATAAATAAGCTTTTGCTAAATCAAAATATGAATACATAACTGTTCTATAAACAAGATTATCCCCAACGAAAGGAGATAATAGGAGTTCAGACCCAAGCAACTTGGAGTCACTGAAGTCCCTGTCTGGGTTTCCGGATATCCCATAACCACCTAGCTCTCTAACTTCATAAACTGCAACTATTGCTTTAGGAAGTTGTATCTGTCTAGTTCTTTTAAATTCTGGATGCTGAAAAAGAGAATTCGCAAGAACAAATACTCTTTCCTCCGCAGCATACTGATAATTGTCATAGAACCAAGCCTTGGCTCTATTTATAATCCTCTCGATTTCCTGAACATTCAGGTTATAAGGCAGAGCACAGCTAAAAGATAGTGCATCTTGTATTTCTTGAACTAGTTCTTCTTGAGTCATCGGAGTAATTTTTTTTAGTAGTTCATGTTACCGAACCTTGGATTGTTATATCTATCATTAAGATCCTTCAATCTTTTATCGCTAATGAATCTAGAGAGTCTTTGATCCGCTGGATTTTTAACCTTCATCGTTTCCTTACTTATCTCTGCATTATCACCAACGATTCCTGCTCTAAGTACTCCTCCAACTATTTTACAGTTTATGGTTTTTCCCTCACAATCTATAAAGCAGTCTTTAAGCTCATTAGAGTAATCAGCTATGGTTGACTTAATTTTAGAGGAAATAACTTTAGTTCCACTATAAATATACGAATCCTCAATCGAGGATTTCTTTATATCACAATTGTAGATATTACAGTTTCTAATAACAGCATTTTTAATGTCACAGAGTATAAGATCCAGATTAGAGAGTTCAAAAGAATTTCTGCATCTTGCTTCTTTTACCTGATATCTTCCGGTTGTTGTATCATAGTTAAAATAACAGGAAGTTATATTTCCTTCAACTATCAGATCGAATATTTTATCTCTTATTACAGGGAAATAAGTTTTAACGTTCTCGTCAAATCCTTTAAGATCTATAAAGACGTGAAAATCTGGGAATGCTTTAAAGAAGAAATCGGGATTACTAAATGCTCTTACCACATTAGCATACTTTGACATCATTTTCTGGAGTGAAGCAAGATCTTCCTTAGTGTATCCTGCTATACGATGGCTAAGAAGGTCATACAGATATAAAATGACATAGTCTATAATCTCCCTTATATCTTTACTTTTCTTCTGATAGTCTCTATTTCCAAGATACCTGAACTCAAGGTATCCTTGTGGAATCTTCGTGAAATTAACACCATAGTACTTATCACTAGGAATTTTGTACATTTTTGGATCTATGGTGCTTATATTTTCCAGAATAGAAAACCTATTAACTGGAATTACTCTCTTAATTGATTTGGCATAAACGTTCCTTTCTCTGTTACCAAACTTAGAGTAAATGAAAGGCTCATCTAAACCTAAAATAAATTTAAGTTTATCTAGATTCTCAATTCTATCCTTTACGTCCCTTCTGAATTTATCGAAACTTACTGAGAATTGGAATGCACATCTATCGTTTGTCCATCCATTCTCATCTATCCAATTAAGAGTTTTAATTAGGATAGTAATAGCTTCGTTATAAGGAAGAGGTCCAGTAATAAACTCAACCATCTTACTTCCACCGGAATAATCTGGTTCTAATTTAAAATTATTAGCATCAATAGGAAGATTTGAGTGATATTTTTCAGAGACGTGTACTTTCTTTTTCAAAAGCTTAGACAATGACTCTGCTGCTCTACCCTTTAGAAGGTTAGTGTAGAACTCAAACTCAAATCCAATAACGGATGAACTAAGTGCGTTGAGTTTATCGACATGTGACCTGTTATCCGACATTTACTAATTGTACAAATATTTTTCCAGAAAGAGCATCGACATCGTAAGGTGTAACACTTAGGATATCTCCGGGCTTAGTTGATCCCGCTTTTTTACCCAATCTGTCTTGTGGGATTAGAGCCATAAGACCCAAAGATTCAATCTCCACTAAAGCACCATTTTTTCTTTTATGTTTAACCTTAGCTTCATAGACATCTGAAGTTCCCTCTTTGATCTTGTTTTCCAAATCCTGAAGGATTATGTTTCTTTCCAGCGGTTTGTCCAGAGTAAGAGTTAATCTATTATTTTCTTTTATCTCCTTAACATAGAATTCAACTTCGCTTCCAGGTGTCAAGTCTGAAATATAGCTTTCATCCTGAAATTCCGTCTTATGAATAAGACCAGTATACACGCTATCCCATTCTACAAAGACCCCGAAATCAGAAGTTCCAGTAACATATCCTTTATATTTTTTGGTTAGATCTAATTCCTGGATCTTAGAATCCATTATTTTGTTTAGATATTTCTTGTAAGAAACGATAAAGATGTCTTTTGCAGGGACATATCCCTCAATCATTACATGCAGGGTTTTTCCGATATAAGAATCAAAATCAGTAATCTTATTTGCAGCTGCAAGTGAACCAGGAAGGAAGCATTTAATTCCAGACAAGTCTGCAATATATCCTCCTTTATTAACACTAACAATTTTTATAAGATAAGCACTGCTTTCTTTTTTGATCTGATCGAATAATTCAGCTCTAAGAGTATGGATATAGTATTCAACTACAGATCCACTGAATCCACCGTTAACTCTTTTTACTCTAGCATTTACTTCGTCATCTACATTAAAAGTGATACCATCTATTCCTAGTTTGGTAGCATCTTTTAATTCTTTTTTAAGATCTATGTAGATAGTCTGACCAGATCCAGTCTGAGCAAGAACTCGATCTTCAAAGACGTCCATAATTCTGCATTTATAAACGGTTCCCTCGATAAGATCCTTAGATCCACCATCCAATAGATGATAAGTAGATTCGTATTTTTTATATAACTCCTCAGCGTAAGGTTCATGACAATAAACTTTAGACCCGTCTAGAGCTTTAATTTTGGAGTTGGGTTTGAACTTACCCGATACGTTCCAGTCGAATTCTTCAGGATTTGGAAAATTCATATTTTTTTTGGTTTATAAGATGATTAAAAATATTATTAATTATACTATATATCCACCTTTAAGTTTCTTATGTTAGCTGTTACTGATTTAAAAAACTAAGGGGATGAATCCTATCATTGGAGATGGTGTTCCTGAAGGTGTAGGAATCCCCCCATTATAGATAAATTTTAACTCTAATAGATGCTCAGCTAGAGAAAAAGCTAAAGCAGTAGCAACCAAAGTAGAAGCTGATTTAGAATCACCGAGCAGCTTAAATCTTTTACCCGTGTTAAATGCTCTTCTTAGATGATCAGCTAGTCTTTTCTGACTACCATAATAAATAGGGGTGTATGTACCGTTTCCCGGAGGAGTAACAATACAGGGGAAAACTGGAGGTGTAGAAGTCAAAGGTGAACTTATCGTGGATTTCCAGTAATTTATTATTCCTTTAGCCATAATTCTGTATGGATCATTGTCATCGTCCGGATCCTCCTCCTTTTTGAAAGAATCTGCTAAATCCTGTATCCAGTCTCTTCTTATTTGTCTGAATTTAATTACTTCAGCTTCATAGAGCAATAATTTTCTAGATCTAGAAGAATTGATATTCCCCGTTAGAATAGAATAGAAATAAGCGGCCGAATAACCGCCAATATATTCGGTTGAAGTTGAGGAAAGACCACTAATCCCATTTAAATCCCCTGATAATATGGATTGGACGTTTCCGGAATAAAGATCCGAAGATGCCAATTCATAAGGAATTGTTACATAATCACTTTGAGAAAATGGTAGTATCTCTTTATCACTACTTTTGATATAGGTAAACTTTGTTATAAATTCCACAGTTACATAATCAGGGATTCCCTCGGGATCGCTCTCGTGATCTTCTTGAAAAATTTTTTTACTTATATTTACTGATTCTATATTTCTTATTTCATCTATTCCTATTTGTCTTTCTATGTTTCCCGAAGTTGCAATTCCGTCTTTTTTATTCCCCTGCGAATCCGAATATTCCACAGTGTAATTAACAGTACCGTCTGGCTGTGGAGAAATGTTGATAACCTTACCGCTAACATTTATCTGTGAATTATTAAAACTCACTGATGCTTTAACACCATCCCCTACCTTTATTGGTGAATTAGCTAGATAGGAGGTGAGCTCTCTTATCTTAGAAAGAACAGTTTCACCATAATCCCTTAGTCTTCCATATCTCAGAGATGCTATCCAATATAGATATTCTATCGATCCGTCATATTCTTTTATTATCTTTCTAGCAACCTCGGTTAAAGCTTGATCTATAGTGGAAGGGAAATTAGGAAACTGTGAAAAAAATTGGGAAAAATTAAAATTGGGTAGTGTTTCAGAATTTTCTATAATCCATTGATAAAATTCCTCCTTTATTTTTCTCTTCTCCTCCTCCGGATCTATTTCTTTTATTTTTTCCTCCAGATCTGAGTATAATGGATCCTTTTGTTTTTCTTCAAAGGATGGAGATTTTTCTTCATATAGCATCTTTATCCCTCTCGTGAAATATTCTTCCATTATCTTATCGTTACCCTTTCTGTGAAGGTTACCGTATGGACTCTGTGCTTTATTTACGGTTGCACTTACGTATTGATCAGCAAGGAACTTACCAAGCTCTTCAGGAGAGCCTATGTTCTTTGAAGAAAATTTGTCCGATACGTTACTTATGAAACTATTCCAAGATGCTGGCATTTCTATTTCGTTTTACTAACCTGGCTTAAATGCTGAGGATCAGTCATAGGTACTATGGGTACACCTGAAGGGCCAACACCAGTAGGATGAGTGTGTGAATTGAAAAAAGTCAAAAATGTATTTCCGAGAATGAGCTTTTCGACTGCATCTTCTCCCAATTCAATGTTTTGTGAATTTACTATAACTTTTTGCTTTCCCCCTGATTTTTCCATTCTGATCTCGTCATCATTCATTTTTAGAACTATCCTCAATTTCTCGGAATCTGTTCCAGCATCTTGTGTATCTAGTTGAATGGTAGCATCACCAAGCTGAAACACTAATCCGTTCTTTCTGGTGTATATCATTTTCAATAAACCAGGCTGAGCATCCCCATCATAAACAATAGAGTGAGTTCCCTCGTATGAATTATCAGATTTTAACTCTTCCAGAAGATCCGGAGCTATCTCCTTTATGTAATGATAATACATTTTATAGTAGTTGTTCTGCTCAAAATGCACAGCTACAACTGACCCAAGTCTCGGGATAGATAAGTTTCCGCTTCCATCACCAGTTCCAAACGAAAGACCCGAAATCTGTTCTGCCCATGGTAAATCATCTACCGGGATATCATCAAGGATTCCAAAAACTGAAATTTTAGCTCTTCCTCTATAGAGAGGATCCTGTATGTCTACTATTCTTCCGAGATAACTCTTTTCACTATCCATGCTTATTCATAATTGATTGGATCAGGATTAAATCCGCCAAGACTAATATTATATTTAGTAGGAGGTTTTAGGTTTCCTAAATCTACGCCGTCATTAGCATTAAAATCTTCAGTTACCGGTGGATAAACTTTACCGATATCCCCTCTGGATCTACTAGAAGCTGATACTCTCCCAGTAGGAGGATATACTGGAGATGGAGTGCTATCGAAAGTATTAGAAGGATCTCTTAATTCACCTCTAGAAGATATTAAGGTAACATCAGAATAAACAGGTTGACCCAAATTCTGTTGAGATTGATTAAACTCATCCTCCGGGTAAACCCTACTGTCATCTAGTTGCCCACTACTAGAATTTTGTGGTGGATATACATTATTTGTATTTCCTAAATTTTGCTGTATTGGCGGGGTTCCGTAAACATCCTCTGATAATCCATTTCCATATACCCTATCAGGAACACCCAGATCAGAGCCTGGCACATTTGCATAGACATCGTCGTTGAAATCTGGATAAACCCTATCAGGAGATCCGAGATCAGTACCAGGGACATTTGAATACACATCACCTCCGGGAGAAGGATAAACTCTATCTGGAGACCCTAGATCAGATCCAGGGACAGTAGCATAAACATCGCCCTGAGGTTCGGGATAAACTCTAAGCGGTGCTCCCAAATCTGTACCTGGATTATTTACGTAAGCATCTCCCTTAGGTTCTACATAAACTCTATCAGGAACGCCTAGATCGGTACCTGGATTATTCCCGTATACATCGCCACCAGGCTCGGAATAAACCCTTTCAGGAGAACTTAGATCCTTACCCGGAACATTTACATAAACATCCCCACCTGGTTGGGGATAAACCCTCTGAGGTGGACCTCCAAGCCCTGTTGTTTGTGGATTCGGAAGAGTTGTTTCCTTTATACCCGCATTAACTCCATCCAATCCATTGATAAAATTCTGGGCATTATTAAAGGAGAGTTCACCTAATAGCTGGGAAGGGTTGAAACTATAAGCGTTACCCATTACAAATTTATTTAGTCCTCCCAAATTACCAGCCAAGCTAGCAACACCCTCATTCACTAAATCATTTAATGAATTACTGATAAAATTTGTTAACATCTCACCTCCGATTGATAGTGCACCGTCTATACTACCGGGATTCTTCTGAACAGATGATCTAGCTCCGTCCCAGCTGTCCCCCAAAACTAAAGGTTTACCATCCTGTCTAATATTAGGATATTGAGTCCTCATTCTTACCTTACCGACATGAATTTTAAATTTGTTGGTTGCAGCATCTGCAGAAGTTCCTATATTGGTATCGCTCTTTATTGGAGTACTCTCAGTAAAGTCAAATTCACAATTCTTACACTCAAAGACTATCATCGGTTTTATCCCAGATTGATCTTGTTGATTCTGTAAAAGAGAAAAGTCATTATCTAAACCTGCTTGGTTAGCTATATTCCCAACAAAGGAGTTAAATGAGCTAGCTGGATTATTTGCTGAAGAACCACCGTTGAAATTTTGATTCTGTTCACCAGCTACAGTAGTAGCAACACCCAGATTACTCCCTGGGTTATTACCTGATGCTAGTAAGGTAGATAAATTATCAAGGGTAGTTAGAGCAGCAGAAGATCCTATCAATCTGGAAGTCTTGAAGAAGTTTCTTACCTCTGAAACAAAGATATACATGGTAAATCTTCTAAGATTTCTAGGTAGAAGTTCTCTCATGTTATCATAATCAAAAGTCGCCTGATTATAAAGGTCTGCTAAAGCTGAAATCCTTAAATTAAGGGATTCGAGAGTTGTTATTTCTAAAGTCTTACCCGCTGTTCTCTGAGGGTTGAATCCACCTTCAGATCCTTCCGACTGGTATCCAGGTCTAGCAACCTTAGCTAATTGATCAAGTCCAGATATCGATTGGAAAAACCACGGAGAATTTGATAATATGTTATCAAGAGTAGATTTAAACTGTCTTAACATATCAGCTCTTTTCGGACCGTAATCGAAATCAAATTCTCTCTGTTCTAAGAAAGATGTAGCAGAATAAAATTGAACCATTCCGTCGGGAGATGGATTTCTATAATCGTATTGCTGTTGAGAAAATGGATTAGTTGCAGCAAAAGATCCACCGGATTCGAAGAAGTAACTTCTGTCCTTAAAAAGTGGACTTGGTGGTATTCCATCTTCTGGACTTATAGGTAAAGTACCAAAATCAAAGATTATTTTAAATCCAAGATATGTCGGGTCTTCGTAATTTCCCTGCTTTGATAGTTTAAACCCCTTGAGGAATAAACTCCTTTCCCTATCTGTTGCTCCTAAAGACATAAGGTTCTCTTTATTTTATCTATTTATCCAAATCTCTAGAATTGTCCAGTTTGTATGGATATGGGGAAAGCTTTAGGAATAGTTCCAGAAGAATTAGCTGTCCATGTTCTTTTAGATAATGTTAACCTCTGCTTCATTCCTCCTGAAAATTTAGACCAATAAACCTCCATTCCAGTTACAACATAGTTACCGGAAAGAAAATTATCTATAGTTGGATTCATTCCGGTATTCTTGTCTTTATTAGAAAGATTCCCGACGTTCTGTTGTCTCATTCCAGCATCAAAAACATATATTGAAACAGGAATGACCATACCTCTGATAATTCCCGGAAAATAAGCTGTTATTTCAACTTCCAGTGTCATCTTGGAGACATCACTAAGATTTATAGTATTCTGGACAGTAGCATGGTAATAGTTTTGGTGCACACCGTCGTCGATATCAGGAAAATAATTCAAAACACCAAACCATTCTCTTCTGGTTTCATTTTTATATTCATTATCCCTTGCTCTACCTTTTTGTAGAATAGCTCCTGGTTTTACATTATCTGTGGTCTGAGTTTCGATGTCATATTTTACATATTTTCCAGATGCTTCAGCTTCTTCAGCTTCTTCGTCATAAAAACCAACCTCAGTTATATAACCATATTCATTTGTACTGTTACCTGCTCTAGAAGTTAATGTATATCCATTAATAAAGAAGGGAACCACGCCAGCTCCTATAGCATTAGTCAAAACTAGAGGTACTTTAGATGGTTCGGGTGATGGTGTACCTGGTATAGCAGAATCGACCTTTAATCCGGCATTAGTATATCCAGGTACTATTAAGACTTCCTGTTTAGGATCTCCGTCAAATGCAAATTGACTACCCATATTTACGAAGTTAAGATTATAATATGGATCTATCCAACAGTCAAAGAAACTCTGTTCATCATCCTTATAAGCTCTTAAACAAACCTCCTGGATGAAATCATAATATGAGTAGTTTGGACATAACCACCTCATCGTATCATTTGTCGTTTTTTCATTAGTAGCAAACCCAAGATTCAAATCCTGGGAAACCTCTAATAGAACATCTGCAGAATTCGATCTTCCAAATGATTTTATTTTTGGTGAATATAATCCGGGGATATATGCTTCAGCAACAATATGGAATCTAAAAAATGTTCCATTTGGATCAGATCCCTTTGGTGAATATTTACTGGAGACATCACCAGAAACACTCAGAACCTTAAAATCCATCCTCATAGGGTTATAGATATCTCCTGGTGCTCTCATATAAACAGATACAATGTCGCCGTCTTTAGGATAGTTTACGGATATAAAAACAGTTTCAGCAGGGGAAAAAGAGAATCTAATAACCGGAAGGAATCCACTAAGATCTAAAGAAAATGAATCCAGATATTTGGAAACGCTATATCCATTTATGGTCATAAACGGGGAATTTAGTCCGGTTGATTTATCCTGACCAGCACCAAGTTCTCTTTGTAAATCCGGATTGTTAGAACCGTTTGCTCTATCATTCTGGATTAATTCATCCAGCTTCATATTGTTTAGAGCAATACCTACTATTTTAGTTGAATCTGCTAACATTTATCTTTTAGTTAACTGGTTTATTAGATCCTCCACCACCAGCATCGGGTGCGAATATTAAGAATCCATCTTTTTTAAGTATCGTTCTCTGACTAGGCTGCATTACATTAGGGGGTAAAATCATTTCAGGTTGTTTCTTAACTTTACTCTCTAAGAACTTCTTCCTACCATCAGAAACCTTGAATTTCTTCTGTTCCTGATTTTTTCTAAATGCCTCATTAGGATTAGTATTTGTATTCGAAGATGATGAAGCCTGATTTTTTATTTTCTTAACATCAAAAGATCTTTCTACTGTAGCCCCGCTAGGAATAAGCATAAATCTTCCCTCAGCCACAGCAAAAGGATTGCTAATACCGTTTAATTTTAATAATGATCCTACTTTAGATTGATCTCCTAATTTGATCGCTGCTATAAGATCAGGTCTCATCTGATAGGATTCTTTAACAAAAAAGAAATCTTCCACTTGAATATTCAAATTATCATAAGTGATGGAAGACTTAGTCAGATCCCATATTCCATATTTACTGGAATCAAGTCCTGATTGGGGATTGAATATCGATTTGTTATTTTTTAAGGTATCTATAAGTAAAAGTCCCATATCTTACGATTTTTATTGACCATTGTTTATTGGACCTAGTTGATCCGCTAATCCGGTAGTATTATTGAAGGCATCGCCATTCATATACTGTGCTGCAGTTCTTTCGTTAAGAACGTTTCCGTTAACGTCAGAGAATGCACTAAATGATGCAGCTGAAGAAGAAGAAGGAGCTGAAGATGCGTAAAGTCTACCGTCGCCACGGTTAAACATGCTTTCTATTTCTCCTCTTTCCCTGTCTCTTCCGTGGGCTAAACTAAATGTAGCTTTAAGGGTTGTCGGAAAATCATCGGGTCCGAGAACTTCGCCGAATTCTATTTTTACGTCGTTACATATTAAATTCCCAATCATTGCTATTGGATTACATGGATTTCCTATAGTTAGGTGCCATTCACCGATGGGTGCACCAGTAAGCAAGCTAGCAGGGACCTGCCAATTTTCAACAAAATCTTGTGTAACTGCAAGCTTGAGCAATCTATTAAAACCTGCACCAAACTTAGATGCTAGATCTTTTATCGTTTGTAGATCGACACTCTCTGTAGTTAGCTTTTCAAGAATAGCTTTAAGCTCTGAAATCTGAGTCTGTTCATCCGTTGCACCTCCATTTTCACCTACTGTTCCGGTTATCTCTGCATCCCCCTGCGATGAAGTGGCGTTACCCACGGGATTAACCAGCTTATCACCAAATTTTAGTATAAATTGAAGAGGATCTCGATAAAAAGTTGCTAACCCATCATCTCCCCCAGGAAACCCAAAAGCTGGGAAATTTGATTTATATCTGGTCTCTGGAGTTAAAAAATTACCATAGTTTGTTCCTATGGAGAGAAGATTTGCCATAATATCCATCATAGCCGCTTTAGTATTAACCTCACCCACAGAAGTTAGTTCATATTCAAAAACTATGCTAAGTTCACCTGGAGTAAATTTAAGACCGGTCTCCCTAACATATGTAGTTTGTACCACATCAACAGGAACCCAAATAAATTCGCTCATTACGCCTAAAGATCCATCCTTAGCTCTATCTCTAAGACCCTGAAACCTAAGTCCCTCCACTGTTTGGTTGTTAGGATCAAAAGCAACAGCGGTACCCTCTGCAAAATTGGATGCTCCGTTAGCCAAAGTGTCGCTTCCAGTAGCAGCTCTAGCCGCAGCAGAAAACCACTGATAAGGAAGATCTTGAAAAAATCCCTTGGAAAATGCCTCGGTTTCTTTAATTTCCTCCTGTGATCTTGGAGCCCAGTTCAATCCGGTCGTAAAGTTAATTAGTGAATTCAGGGTATTCCCAGTATTACCGCCAAACCAAGTTACTGCTTGTGCAACGGGTTTGCCCGCTCCCTCCTTGGTATAATTATCTGATTGCTTGACTGAATCAGGTATTGATAAATTATCCAGGATTGGGGTAGGAAATCTTCTAAGAGTTATCATGTAATTATTAGGTATTGCACCATAATATTTACAATACATAAAATCTTTCCAATAATATGGAGCTGATAATCCTCCTATAATGTCTTGTTCGAAAGTTGATGGTAGACCTAATATATCATTGGTTGCTGCAGATGCTATCCTTTCAAGATCTGCTGTTTGCCTAATTAAAAATCCGGCTGAAGGATTTTTAGATTTTAAAGATGATACTGTTCTATTAAAATCTGCAGACTCCGATCTATAGTAAGCGTCTACGAAATCATTCTCATTATTACCCAAGGCATAAAAAAGGAACTGTCCATATTTACCAGGAACTCTTTTGGCAGCTTCATAGAATAAACTTCTTGCAGTAGGTCCTTTAAATGGGTTAATAGAGTTTAGGTTACTGTATCTATTAATAATATCATTGGAAGCTCCTTGTTGGAGTCTTTCTATATTATTCGCCGCATTTACCGGATTATTCGTATTATTTCCTGACATCTAGCATCAATCTTTTTTTAAAGATCGCTGATGGTATACTCTATTTCCTCAGTGTGTTCCTCAAGGAAAGTTTCTAAATTCTCTAAAAATTCAGGAGAAACATTCTTATAGCAAACGAGTATGCCTTCGCACTTCGTACTATATATTCCCTGAATAATTTTCTTACGAATGGTATAGTTTATAATAAATTCAGATTCCTGAGTTAGTTCGTCTAGAGTATATCCCAGATCTCTAATTATTTTAGAGATGTCTACTACATATAAATAAGGACCTATCTCAGATCTCTTCTTAGCCTCCTTTGGAGAATATTTAGTTATATAGAAATCGACCTTAATCTTCGATTGCATCGTCTCCATTAGATTCCAGTGTTTCCCAATTTTTGGAGTTTAAAAAACTACCAAAAATTGAATATTCGTTATCCATTCCTCTATAAACAGGAAAATCTTGATTTGGTTCTACGACAGATCCTCTCTCGATTTCTTTCTTTATAGATTGATTCTTCATTCTCTGAAGATTTTCTCTGTGAATGCTTTTTCCCTCTTCTATTCTTTCAGACAGCTTGATCTTTTTCACAGAATCTAAGACCCCGTACTGCCTTAGTAATTTTCTTTTTTCTCTTCTTGTACTGCTCATAATGTATTATTTATATCTCTACGCTAAAACCTTTAGGTTTTCCAAAAACAGAATCGTCTCTGTTATAGAGATCCATTCCTACTACAAATTTGAAAAGCTTCAAAAAAAGTGCTGGGATGTATACATCCTGTGCTTTTACAACATCGTTTGCCGGTATGAAATGGAAGCTAGATAATTCCTCCTGTTTAGATCCATCTGTTTCAGGCTCACCTCTAGTTATTCCAGTAACATCCACCGCAAAACACGGATATTCTTTTTCTACAAATTTGGTTCCAGTAACAGTTCCTAAGAAAAACCATCTCTCATTTTCCTGTACATCAAATCCTCCTTCTTCAAGAAGTTCTCTTTTAGCTGTACTTAGATAATCTGGATCTTCCTCTTCACAAGTTCCTGTTATTAGACTCATTGAATATCCACCTTCTCTAAATAGATTTCTTTCCTTTAGAACTCCAACCATTAGAGGTAAACCCTGGTCATCCGAAATAAAGGGTAAGACCATTACAGTTTCAACGGTAGAAACGATACCAGGTTTACCTCCTCTTTCAACGACGTTGAATTTTGGTGCTTCGTATAGAATTTTATCTTCGTTTTCTTCTTTCATTACTTGTTACTTCGGTTTGTAGTAGCTGGTTTCTTTTTTTCCTCTGTTGAATAGTAATTAGATCGAATAGATTGGGCTAATGATGCTTTTATATCCTCTATATCAACCCCATCTAAAACAAATTCTATAATTTCTTTATCTGCATCCTCAAAGGAAGTAGAAAGAACCCCATAAAGCTCCTTAGAAGGAAGATTTAATTTTAGCTTAATAGAAACTTCGACTAGATTTTTCTTCTGCTTTCTAAGTAGTTTATATATCGGAGAATCTTCATTAGCATTTTTAGATTGTTCATCATAAACTATAGAAGTAACAGTGGAATCTTTTTTTGCTGATGGATTGTGAGCTGGCTGGGTTACTTGAGGTTGTTGAACTGGAGGTGGTGCTATCTTAGGTTGTGCTGGGAAATACACCATGTACTCCTCCAGTAAATCTAAATTTATTCTTCTACCGCTAAGAAATTCTATAAAAATGGCATCTCCATTATTTACGACATTCTTATAATCCTCGGTAGTAGAAAGATAATCACCTTTAATCCACTGAAATTCAGAAGATTTAAATCTATCTTTTATATCCTCAATGCTTTGCTCTGACATATCCATTTTTAGGCTTTTTTTGGGTTCCTTTTTAAAAAAAGACAGAATCTTTCTCATCTTTATTTCTTTTTAGATTTTTTTCCATCTTTTGTTTCCAGAGAGATAGAAGTAAATCCCAATGACTTGTAATATCTTAGATGATTGTAGAGATCTTTTAATATAATCCAGCTGGAATCCCCCTTTGATTTAGATCCGTTTTTTCTCTTATCGTATTGCCACACCTCTACTATGTTATCTAATATCGGATCAGCGTGTCTACAAACCTCAATCACGGTAAATCCTTTAGGCTTTGCCATATAAAGGATTTCGTTATAATTTAGTGAAAAGTCCTCACTCAGATCCATATTTATTGTATCCGAAGTAAATTAAAATGTTTCTTAATTAATAATCAGTAGATATCTTTCTCAGCCTTTCTTCACTAAGAAACTGAGAAAGCATTTTTCTTAGATCCTTGATATGATAGGATTCCTCCCTGGCTGAGGTTCTGACCTTCTCGTCTTCTGACTCATATCTACCCTTATCGTGATTTCTTTGAACTGAAGAATAATACGAAGCCAGATTTTCTCTATCTGAATTGGTATCTAAATCTAGAGGTTTTTTCAAGAGATATCTAAGGTAAGGATTGTCTTCAAAATCATCAATCTGACACTCTACTTCTTTTTTAAAAAGATCAGGTATATTGGAAACTAAGGTGATCCCGTTTCTATCCCCCGTTATTTCTATACATGGGTCGCCGATAATTTTTTCCCTATATAAACTAATTTTTCCTATAATATCTGCAAGACTTCTTTTGTTTACAGTAGCACAAAGATCATTATCTAAATACACCTCATATTGTCCATTGCCGGTATTATTTATATCTTTGACTGATACTTCAAAACCTATAGCATCCAGAAAATTTTCGAGATCGTCCTTTATAGATTCGGATCTTCTATTTTCTTTGTCATCCTGATCGGTTCTGAAATTATCAAAGTTTTCTATGAATTCTTCAAGTTTTTCCCTGTTAGAAGGATCATTGATCCATCTGCACTCAGGATGAATTGTAATAATTATGTCATCTTGATCCTGCATCTTTACATCTAGTGAATCCTTAGGTAACCAAATATCCTCCATTGGATTTCCGTGCTCGTCACAATAGCATATTTTAATCGCAGTTGGATTTTCCTCTATTGCAGATATTTCGAAGGCAGGGTATTCATCTGACTCTATATGATTCCTTGCACTTATCTCGTACCCATCTTCCATAAAATTATTAACTCCAGGAACTTTATAAAATTCATCTGGGGTTACCTCAGTGGACTCGTTAAGGGTGAACTCTAAAAAATTTAAAATCTTCATACCTTTAATATCTAGATGATGATCCAAAATAGACAGTAACCTGAAAGTTTCTAGGCTCCGTTGATTTGTTCATATTAATTTCTATTCTGTCTGGATAAGAAGGTATAATAATCTCTTCTTTCTCTGCTTTAAGCTGACTGTAGTCTATAGTCTTTCCCGGAATAAGCTCGATATCAAACTCCTTAGGCTCGTCATTTGGATAATCATCAACTTGAAATTCCAGCTCAACTGAATCAATAGAGAAGATAATATCATCTATCCCGCTCTTCTTAAAAATAAATCTGGTCGAATACTCAACATAAACCTTAGCATCGGTGATGTCTTCATATTCTTCAGGCTTATTGTAAATATCAATATTAATGTATTTGATTTCGTCACCAAACTTAAAATCATTAGGATTTGCACCTTTATTACCATCCTGAAAAGAATTATAGTCGTATATTCTTGCCATTTTATTCTTTTTAGTCTATATATCCAGAAATGATTTTTAAAGTTTCAATATATACATGGATCACTTCACAATTTTAAAAAGATGAAGAACATTAACCCATTATGGTTCATAAAGGATCCAATAGATTCTGAACACAAGGAATATATTTTATTAGATTACCTAAAAGCTTTAACAAAAAAGCTAAATGCTAAAACGTCATACTCCGTATTAAAGGAGATCTCTAGACTTGTTAAAATTCTAAACGACTTCAAGGAAACAAAAACTATAGGTAGCTCCATAGTAAAGGGTTTAAAAAAGGAGGATAGAGAATATTTGGCATCCTTTGATTTTAAATCATTAGATAAACAAACAGCCTCTGTGTTGGAGGAGATAGTTGAAAATTCTCTACATACGCTCTACGATTATTCGGAGGTTTGTCTAGAGATCTTAAAAGAAGAGGAGTCAAAAATAAAAATCTTTAAGGTAGAACCAGATACCCTAATTAAACCAGAAAAAACTAACTCTGGTATACTTATCATTAGAAATATGGTAACTGATGCAATAGAAGCTTATAAATGGCAGGGATCAGTTATCCTCAAAACCCAGGAAGGTGATAAGGAGGTATGTATTATGAAACGGATCTATCTAAAGAACAAAATGTTCTCCATTAATTACGAATATATCTACCACGAAATTTTGGAGGGGGAATCTTCAGAAAGAAAAAAATCTCCAGAATTATATGTTATAGAGATTTATGAAAATTATAACGAAAACTCCGAGATACTTAAGATAGCTAAGGAAAAATTCATAGAACGGATATCATAAAAAAAGGATCCCATAAGGATCCTTTTTTATTCAAGAAATTTATATTAAAAATCGGATAATCTTTTAATGAAATTTGGTTCAGTGTACTCTGAGCTATTCTCGGATTCACTAGCATTCATATTAAATACATTTCCGAATGCCCCCGCATCATTCATGAAGCTACCGTCTGGTGTAGTAGATCGATATCCAGGAACATCTATTTTAGATTTATTACCAAATACTGCATCAGCATAACCTACGAAATCAAAAGCAGGTTGTCTTTCTATAGTGGAAAGTCCGGTTTTTTCTCTTTGATCTTTTTGATTAGCCGGAGAAAATGGCTTATAGTTTTCGTCATGAACTTTTCCTAAAAACTGTTCATAATCTAAAATCTCTCTTTTTGCAACGTTCTGTACGTTCATATCTTTTTAATTTTATTTAGAAGCTCCTTGTAGTAATCCTCCCCAGATAGCGCTTAGCGTATCCATCATTCCATTACCAGATCCCTTATCTGAACTAACTGAACTTTCTCTCTTGGTAGGATATGTCTTAGCAGCCTGTTGAACCAATGCACTGTCAACCGCTCTTTTATCTGAAGGATCAAGTTTAGATAAAGCTCCACTTAGTATTTTTTCACCGCCCAAAGCTGATATAAAGAAAGCTTCTATTCTGTCCTGTCCTATTTCGCTTTGTAACCCCTCTCTGATTGTAGAAGCCATCCATCCATTAGGATCAATGCCAAATGGTTCAAAAAGAGAATCCAGTCCCTTTCTTTGTATGTACTCCTGTACTGCTTGTGCTAATTTCGGAGCCAGATATTCAGCATTAGCTTTTTCCCCAGTCATTAGACCCGGGATATCTTTTACTGGGATAGAATCAACAAGCTCTTGTATGATTATAGAAAATTTAGAATCCTCGAGGATTCCAATTTTTTCCATAAGAATAGCAGCTATCTTCTGTTTTAAGGTCTTTATAAAGCCCTCTCCCATAAAAGGCAAAACTTTACCAAAAAGAAGTTCACCCATGGAAAGATCTTCATTAACTATTTGGAATTCGTCCAACTTAACTATTTTAGTCATTTCAGGATTTTATTTTTACTATATATCTATCCTAAAAATGTAATCTAATCTAAGCTAAAGAAAGAAAAAGTTCAACTGCTTTGTATCTATATGTTATTCGATCCTGTTTAATTTCAGGATTCTTTAGTGCTTCTTTCTTTCTGTTCACGATAGACTCCGGTAAAAGAGGTCCAAATGTATCCTTCAATATCTTTTTATCCTTTCTCCATTCAAGAGGAAGATGTAAAGCAAACCTAACTATATCCAAATTCAAAAATGGATTTCTAAGTTCCAGTGTGTGAGCCATAGACATCTTATCCAGTCTAGGTAAATGGTAAAATGTGAGTTCTTCAAAAACATCCGATTTCTGTGAATCATATTCATGGATTCTAGAATATCCACCAAAAAGCTCATCGGATCCATCGCCACTAAGGACTATTCTGTAATCGGTACTTTTTCTAATTGCTTCAAAAAGATGGTACTGAGGAATGACAGATCCTAGATCAATAGGGCTCTCGTTCCATTTAGCGTATATAAGAGCGTTTTTCTCTGCATCCATAGAATAGTCTAGAAAATTGGTTTTAACTCCAAGATGAGCGCTTAAATCATCAACAAACTGGGTTTCCCCGTTCTCTATACTAAACCACTTTACATCAGCATTCATTTCTTTCAATAGTCCAGCTATAATAGCGGAATCTAGTCCTCCGGAGACAAGTAAAGAAATAGGATAATCCTTAGAAACCAGACGATTCTCTAAACTTTCTATCATTTTGACCCATAGCCACTCCATGTGATCGTCATATGAAGCATCTTTTAATTCAGGTATAGGTGTATTCCAAATCCTATAGTATTCTTTATAGCACTGCTCGAAATTGGGGGATTGGATATTGTGCATATAAATATTGTTCGGAAGAACCCTTTCTATATTGGTATATGGAGTTCTTGAATCCTTGTTATATCCCCATTTTCTAACGCTGCTTATGTAAGACTCGTCAATATTGGAATTCTGTGTGTATAATCCCTTTATCTCGGAGCAGATCTCTCCTAGCTCATTTTTATATAGACACTTCTTCCCTAGAGGATCAGTAAAATAAATTACATTTCCAGATTTAGAATCATAAATTACAATTGCCCAAAATCCATCCCATTTTACTATATGTGGAATATACATAGCACAAAAGAATTCTAGATTGTTGGATTCCTTGTAGGGAGAGAATAGATTAATTAGATATTCAGTATCAGACGTGAATCTGTCTCTGTCATAGTTAAAGATCTCGCCGTTAAACATTAGGTACATTCCATCGGAGATTTCTATAGGCTGACTCCATTCATCGCCATCAGAAGTCTGTATTGGCAAACGATGATGACATAAGGTCACGCCACTAAAAGATACCTCGCTTCTCTCTATCCCCCTATGTTTTATAGAATCCAGTATTTCTGGATTCTTACTTGCTCCTGTAGTTAAAATTATTCCGCACATTCTATTCTGTTGAATTTATAAAATCAAATAAGTTATCAATTTCTTCTAATGCTTTGTCATCGAAAGTATTATTGACGGTAAAAGTTTTGAATATTTCTCTCTTCTCGAATTCAGAAAACACCAAATCAAAACACTCGGATTCACCATTGTTGGAATCTGCAAAGTCCCATTGATCCTTGTCTCTGTCTGATCTATCTGGATTTTTTCCCTTTATTCTAATAACATAGATCCCTTTAAGTAAATCATTCTTATGAATATAATCAATCTGCGAGATTAGTTCATCATAAGATATTCTCTTCTCGTAAATACCCCATGCTAAAACAGTTACTATCCCCCGGTCATGTATAAAATCGGGAAATGAATTAGAAAATTCTTTTCCTAGTTGGAGAAGCATAAGTTCTTTGCCCATAGAGAAAGAATGTGCTTCTCTATTACCACTGCTTGAAAGACCCAATAAATTAAAGTAACCCCCAAAATTGAACTGAAATCTTGGGATTTTATGGGTTTTAGAAATATAGTTACTAAGATATGTTTTTCCGCTATTTCTAGCACCTTCGAACACGTAAATCATAAAAATTATACTGCTGGGTTTAATATAGATTTCACCCAGCAAATATAATAATAGGTATCGGGATTAAAAAATTAGTTTATCTCAATGCACTTAGAATTCCCGGATTGTGGAACCTTCTCGAATGTATTAGCATTCATTCTTTTGACATGTGAATTGATGATAGGGTAGATCTCGCAAGAAATATACTTGCAGTTAGCAGAAAGAGTACTCTTTCCTAAATCATCCTCGTCCTCCATATCAATCAGATATTTGAATCCAGGAAGGTCTTTACTAGGATCTTTAAGAATTAACTTTTTAACTGAATTAAATAGCTTCTTTAAAGAAGATGCTGACGATACGTCGCTAACAGAAATACCTGATTTATTGTAGGAAAGCATGCTATCAACTCCAAATAAAGATCCTGTTTTGAACCAAAACACAGAATCATTGGATATTCTCTTTGCAGTGGATTCACCTAGAACATGGTCATGGATCCATTTAATACAGCTAATGAATTTCTTACCATCAAAAGAAACAGCGTTAGAAACCATAACAAGGAAATCGTTTATAGCGCAAAAATCTTCTGCTCCTAAATCTGGATCCTTCTCTCCTTTTTGAAGAGCTATGTTAAATGCTTTAGTGATATTACCCTTTAAATCATCATAGTCAATAAATGGAATACTCTTATTCATAATTGACGAATCCATCATTTCGTAAGCGGTTGCAAGATCGGTATCCTCTCTTTTTCTTATTATCGTTTTGATCGATTGATATCTCTCATCGCCTTTAACTTTACCAAAGCTTTTCCAGGATTTCATATAATCGTCTAGAAAGTCAGAAGCATCTTCAGAACTGAAGCTCTTTGCTTGTCTAACCTTTGACCATTTTTCCCAGTTGCTAGGTCTTTTTAGTGAAGAATATCTACTCTTAATAGGATATAAACCACCATCATAAAAGAAATAACCATAATCTTTAGCGGATTCGCCTACTTTATCAAGTGCTTTTACCCAAGCATTTACAAATTCTGGACTATAAGACGATCTTAATGTTCCGTCTTTTTTAGTAAAATCATCAGATTCTATTTTCATACCATAGACAGTTCTTAATTTCTTTGCAAGATCTTTAACCCCAGATCCGGCAACTTTTTTAGTCCCTGTACTACTAGATGAAACTACTTCAGGTTGAGCAGAAACAGTTTTATACTGAGATTGCAGTTCTTTTTCAAACTCTGAATTATTTATAACAATCTTGTTCTCATTAAGCTGAGGTAGAAACGAATCAATGCTTCTAACTCTGTCATAATCACCGAATATTTCAGATTCATTTGTTTTTGACCTTATTGTTTCAAGAGCTGACTCGATAGATTTTTTATCTTTAGTCTGAACCCAGTCTGAAGCCAGAATAGAATCAAGTAAAGCTTTATCAATCTGTCCATTCACGTTTTTATTACCAGCTATTTTTTGTAGAGATGAAATAACTGAGGTTGTGGCTGGTCCGTAAATTCCATTAGGACCTTTTTTAGATTTAATCAATTTATCGGCTGCAGGAATACCATTACAAAGTGCCGATTGAATATAATAGATTAACTTGCTACCCTTAAATTTAGAGTTGGTATCTCTATCTCCCCTTTTAAGAGGAAATAAACTTTTAAGGAATGTACTTTCCTCTACCTCATGTTGATCCAATATCTCTTTATAAGCTATTTCATATTGAGATTTAGCTCTGGTAAGAAGATCCAGGGCTTCAGTAGATAATTCGGTTACGTCTGAATACAGCTTATAAACCTCCTCATCGTCTTCTAAAGCCTGTAATGATCTATTCGCTGCTTGTAAAAGAGCATCATTAAACTCTTGCTGATACTTGGTAACTTGCTTCTCTAGTTCATCTAAAGATTTTTTATCTTTGTCGCCAAAACCGGATTTAGTTATATCAAGAACTTTTCTTTTCTCATCAAGATCTAAAAATGTTCTTTTCCAATCCCTTCCATATCCGTTCTTCTGATCTTTACCCTCAGCAGATGTAATTAGGTTAGTCAGTAGCTTTTTAATTTTTTCTATTCTACCTCTATAACCAACAAAAAGAGACTCGTTAACTAGATCAAAATCCTCAGATTCGTTTGTTGCTTTTAATTTAGTTTCCTCCTCTGCCTGCTTTGCTATATTATCTATGATATTCTGAAGCTTCGTAGGTGATATTTTAAAGCTCTTTAATATGATTTCTCCTTTTTCCTTACTAATCTCTGCAATTCTTTCTAAAGCTTCGCAAAGCTTATTTAAACAAGCTAAATATAGTCTTTTTGCCTCAGCATACTTAGCATCGACTAATTCATTGTCATCTGCATAATCAAGAAGCTTGGCAGTTAATTGTTTAACTGTTCCTGAGTTGGCTATATCGGAAAGTTTTACTCTGATTACATCAGGATTTCTGTCCCTCTTTGGTGCAAGATCAAAAGTTAAAACCTTAAAAACATTAAGTGCGTTGTCCGATAATTTATTAGCTAATGAATCGACTTTTTCATTCTCGAAAAGTCTCTCATAGTGTCCTTCAAGGATACTCTTTGCTACTAAATTATTTAGGTATGGATTTTTCATATCTTTTTTAGTATATATTGGTTGATGTTTTTTGGGCTCCCGCCTTTTTCATTTCAACAGAAAGTGTCTTCATCATATTCGAGATCTGCATATAAATAGCAGCCTGCTTATCTATGCTCTTAATCTCAGAATCAACGTCGCCAGGTTTTTTCTCCGCCTTAGCAGCAGATATTTCATCGAACTTCTTAGCAAGATCTAGCTTTATCTGTTGGACTTTGGTTTTACCACTGTCCTCCTCATTTATAAATTCACAAAAACTAAGCATTTCTTCTGGACACAGTTATTTTTGATCTTAGATCCCTTATTTGATCCATATATTTCTCCCGGATCTCCTTCATTCTTTTACCGAGATCTTCCCTTGTAAGTTCTCCGGATTTAAACATTTCATTAGCTGATTCTTTCTCCATCTCCATTCTAACGTATAAATCGTTTCTATGATTAATCAAGAAAGATGCTAATTCTTTACGCTCTTTATTGTCTAATTCGGATACCTCATTAGTAAATTCTCCTAATGACATAGTGACATAAAGGTCGAAAGCAGCATCACTAAAACCACTTTTTGAAGTTTTATTCGAGCTAGACGGAGCTTGAAATTTTTTCTGCTTATCCATAAGATCCCCATACTTATCTCTAAACTCCTGGTCTTTTTCCTTGGCCTTTATAACTGCTTCCTTATATTTAGCATAAAGAGAACCTGAAAGATCGACGTTTGCTAATTGCTTAGATCTTTTCAACATATCATCAGCAACTTCAGCATCTATCTTTGTCTTATTCAATTCCCAATATCCCTGAAGTTTTCTGCTATCTGAAATAGCTTTCTTAACCTTCAACATCAAATGCTCTATTTTTTTAGCATGTGCTTTCTTCATATCCTCCAGAACCTGACGGTTTCTTTGGATGTATCTTTCTATCTTTTTTACCTCCGCAGGATCAGATTTAGTTTGAGATCTTTGTAATTCCAATTTATCGATCTCCTCGATAATTTTTTCCCATTCGTCTACATACTCAGTCTCAGCTGAACGGTATTCGCTCAAAAGATCCTCTATCTTAGATAAAGCACCACCAAAATTAGCACTAAACCAACTCTTGATTTTATCAAAAACATTGGCTTCGTTTAGTTGATCCCACTCGTTAAATTTAAGTAATGACATATCGATTAGTTTTCCATTATTTTTCTTTTAGCCTCATCGATTAATTGGGTCGTTACCTGTGAAGCAGTAAATAAATCAGCTATAATCTTCTTAGTACCTGAATTAGCATCCTCACCATCTAGAATGCTCTGATTGATTTTATCAGCTAATTTAGTAAATTCGCTCTCCTTACCTAATTTATTATTTACATCAGATTCAGTTTTTCCTAAATCTCTTAATGTTTTAAGTAGGTTTATCTTCGAATCTAATGCTGAACAAATTTCTAAAAGAGAGAATTTAACAGTTTCCGCATATTTAGATTCTTTCTTTCCTGCTGCTGAGTTAGCAGAAACTCTAGACCTAAATTTATTCAAAGTTCTTTCCAGCTGAGATCTCAAATCAGCTATCTCGACAGCTAACTCTTTTTTTCTCTCTATAATATCTTTGTATTTTCTGCTGGCAACTTTTTTCTTCTCTTCTTGGGGATCCAAAGATAAATCCTCAGGTGAATCTTCCTCCGATTTTTTCTCTGTATCCTTAACATCTTTCTCTTCAGCTTTATCCTTCATTGCAGCAGCTTTAGCATCGGCTTCTTCTTTAGCTTTTTTAACTTTAGCTTCGTATTCTCCAATTTCTTCTTTATCTTCCGACCTTTGTGAAATCAGCTTATACTCAAGTTCTGCTATTGCAATCTCATCCTCGGCATAACCAGCATCCAGATATTCTTTTCTTCTCTGGTTACCATCTACGATCTTTCTTGCTACATCTTTGGATTTCTGAATCTTAAGTTTCTGAGTTTTAACATAGGCATCCATTTCTCTAGCCTTCATTTCTCTTTCTTTCTCTAAGGAAAGAATCTTTTCCTTATCGTTAATTTTGGTAAGTTCGTCAATCTTGGTGTTTAGCTCATCCGCTTCTTGCTCGTACTTATGTCTTTTTTCTATTAGATCTAATTCTAATTCTAGAATAATCTTTCTAGCTTGGTCTATTGCATTTACTCTAGAGAGTGGACCAAGAAAAAATTTGGACAGGAAGTTCTTAGCAGCATTCATAACGTGTCCTTCGTTTACGGAATGTTCAGGATTAGCTCCCTCTAGATTTCTAAGCTCTTCCATGAGGCTTTCGTTAGTTGGCTCTATGAAATCATAATGCTTTTCGAATTCTTCAAAAGATGGGATATTTTTCATATTAAAATTTTACTTTTCTACTCTCTATATATCCCAAGTAAACAAAAAAACCCTAGGCTGAGCCTAGGGTTTTAATATGTGCTTATGTGGTTAAGATTAAGCTAAACCTCCAGCAGGTACATTAACATAGAATGTCAAGTACATAGTCTCTGGTAAGAAACCAGCTTCAACTAGAGCGTATCTTGATTTAACCGCGATTTTAGGTGACATTGTACCTTCAGAGATAGTCTGAATTGACTCAGCCATCATGTAAGGCATGAATTTCAATCCTGGCTCATCATCACCACCTTTTCTACCAATACATACACGTGTATCGTCGTATCTCATGTTCTGATCTACGTAAACGGTCATACCAGCAAGTGAACCTACAGGGTATAAAGTACCGTTGTTTTGAGTCAACGTGTTAGAGAAAGGTGCGAAAGTGAACTGAGAGATATCTTGAAGTGCACTTGCTACTGCAGCGTTAGTAACGATGAAGTTAGCAGGACCTCTACGACCTCTGTTAGCTACTACGTTAGCAGCTGCAAGGATTCTTGAGAATAGTCTTCTTTGTAGAGTTGACAAGTTCTCATAACCACCTGATGCAGGACCTGCAGGGATAGCCATAGATCCAGTAGTATCATCTTTCTTAACGTAAGCTGAAGTAGTACCAGAACCACCACCGATAACCAAGTTCAAGTTCAAGTTTTGGTTTTCAACTGAGTTGAATTGGATGTGGTTAGACCAACCTAGAGCGAATGCTCTTGAAAGGATGTGCTTGTTAATAGACTGAGAAACCTCATTAACCAATGCGTTCTCGATCATTGAGATAACGTCGATACCGAATTGTTTGTTAAGATCTTGGATTTGCTCAGTTGTAACAGAAGCAGCAACTTGGAAAGTCTCAGCTTCTACGAACTTAGTGAAAGTCGATAGACCCATTGAGTTGTAGTAAGTAGACTCAGCAACACCTCTTAACATTGGGTTGTAAGTCTTAGTACCATCTACGTAAGGACCTTGCCAGTCGTCTGTGTTGTTGAAACCAGCACCAGAGAATCCTTGGATGTGATCTTCAAGACCTTTAACTAACTGAGCAGAACCAGAAGTGTACATTGTAGAAGTAACAACGTTTTGTCCAAAAGGAGAAGCGATGATACCAGCTACGTTATAACCGTCTGTGATGTTTTCAATTTCGAAGATTGGGAAACCATCGATTCTTGAAAGACCAACAAATCTTAATGTAAGAACTCCACCATTTGTAATGGTATAAGCAGTACCTACAGTAAATGTTCCAGCAGTAGCACCAGTAAGACCTGCAGCAGATCCTTGAGCAACTGGGAATTTAATCATTGAAGGAGCTTTTGCTAAACTGTCTCCAGATACAGCAGAAGTAGCACCTGCAACTTTACCACCTGCGTATACATAGTCTAAGTAAGACAAGATACCAGTAGGACCAGACATAGGGATAACTGGAACGATATCAAAACCTACAGTCTTCGCAGCTACTTGAATAGCCAACGGAAGAAGTGAAGGGAATTTATCTCCAGATCCTTGCCATGCTGTGTTGTAGAAACCAGCGTTAGCGCCTGTTGAGAAAGAAGTACCACCAATAGTAGCACCAGGGAATGCTGGGGGAGCAACGTTACCCATACCGTTTACAACACCTAAAGTGTTATAAGCTCCAGCAGACTCATTTAATGAGTGGTAGTGACAGTATTTAGTCAACCAACCTTTTTTGTTTTCATCTGTGATACCAGCTTTGCTCTCGATAATCGGAGACCAGGTATCATAGATTTCTTGTTCGTTAATCAGTTTCATGATTGTTTTCTATTTTTTTTACCTTTTTTGAAATTTTTGCTCTAACGCAGAAGCTATGTAAGCCATATAATCGCTTGAGTAAGCTTGTGTTGCGTTATTTTCAGCTGCGTTTTCGTTCTCGTTCAATTTTTGAACTCCTAGAGTTTTAGATCCCAATTGACGTGTGGACCAGAAATTCTTAATTTGGTAAGGGGTATCTAATCTGTAGAAGTTACTTTGTGCAATGATAGATTGCTTGTGACCCTCAGTTAAAGATTCCCAAACCGTAGAATATTCTTCTGGCATTTCATCAATAAATTTGAGACCAGTTCCTCCTTCGTTAATTGATTCGTTAAGAACTGTTTCGTCTGCCTTTTGTGTGTTGGCTTGAGTCTGCATTCTAGAAGCAGCCTCGTTTATATTTGACTCGGTTTTTTGTGTTTTAACCGATTCGATCAAATTGTCAATTTTTGAAGTTAAATCGTCGTAGTTACCAGCAAAGCCTGACTCATTAAGTCCTGCATGCGCACTAACATCAACGCTTTCTCTAATACTTCCAAAGTCGGAGTTATTAGTGTTTAGAGATTGTGTTCCTGAATTGATGCTTTCAGCAATATATTCAGCGTAATCAATTCCTCTCTTAACTTTTTCTGCTAAGTATTCAGAATAATCTAAACCTCTATTTAAATTCTCAGCTAAATAATCAGCATAAGAGATTGATTTATTTAAATTCTCAGCAAGATACTCTGTGTACTCGATACCGTCGTTTAATTTCTCAGCTACATATTCAGTGTAAGCTATTCCATCATTAACGTTTTCTGCGATATGCTCACTGTAAGCGATGTTGTTATCAACGTTCTCAGCAAGATATTCAGAGTATTGGATAGATTGATCTAGTTTCTCAGCTAGATATCTAGAGTACTCGATATTTTTGTCAACGTTCTCAGCTACATATTCAGTATAGCTAATAGATTTATCAACGTTCTCAGCAAGATATTTAGAATAAGAAATGTTCTTATCAACGTTCTCAGCAAGATATTTAGAATAAGAAATGTTCTTATCTAAATTTTCAGCTAAGTACTTGCTATAGCCAATGCTTTGGTCTAAATTCTCTGCAAGATATTCACCATACTTGATAGCGTTATCTAAATTCTCTGCAAGATACTCAGAATATTTCTCTAGCTTAGCTACTCTGTTTTCAAGTTGGGTAACCATAGATTTAGAATAATCACTATTAGATTCGGTGATAGTATTTCTTTCTTGTCTAATAGATGTCAGCTCATTCTTCATCGAATCCATTTCCTTCTTTAGAAAAAGGGAATATTGATTCAATTCTTCAGCGGTAACAAATTCATTATTCTCCATAAGGGATGTTTTATTTTTGTCTGTTTTCACGAGTTTATTAAATTCTTCGTTGTTTTCAACTCTATATATCTTCACAGGAGATTCATTTTCTAGACCCAAAGACTCATTTAAACAAGTCAAGCTGTTTAGGATAGTGTTGTTTCTCTTCTCGAAGAATTCTTCATAAGTGAAACCTGCACTCTCATAAACTCTTTCTAACTGTGCATCTTGAAAACCTGGATCTGCAACTAGATCATAGGTGAATATTTTTTTAATCTGTACCTTTTTATCTCCACCAACTGAGCCAGCAGCTCTAGATGATATCGATAAAGGAACACCGGCATCAACTAAATTTTTAGCTATTTTACCTGCTGGGGTATCCAACAATCTAACTTTGATCTTAAGTTGTCTATTTCCTTTATCATAGTCTAATTTTTCTATGATATGTGAAATGTTCTTAAGCGAAACGTCAAACTTTTCAGGGTGATCAAGCTCACCAACCAATCTTCTTTGTTTGATTTTATCCTTAAGATAATCTAAGTGAGGAAGATATTCTTTCTCTTCATAGATTCGGTTATTGTTGTTTTCTTTACCGAAAACAGCAGCTATACCTTCCAAGACATAATCTTCTGAGCCTTCCTTTTTAGATTCAAGGAAAAGCTCCTGTCTTTCAAGGATAAAAACCAATTCTTCGTTAAGTCTTTGAGTTGTTGGCATTTTTATTTTTCTTTTTTATGTCATTTATATATCAACAATCATTCAGATATTTTTTAACATTCTGAAGATTATTCATATTTTATTCTTGTTTCTACGTCCTCGGCAAACTTCTTCGCTATTTCAAAAGCTTCACCATCAGTAACTCGATATTTTCTAATCTTATCACCGAACGGAGCAAATCTATTCTTAAGTTTAACCTCAGTAACATCGCCTCTTGCATCTGTCATAGATTTAGCAAATGTTATTGCTTTCCAATCAGATATACCCAAAAGTTCTTTTTTCTTAGCGTCTAGGAATTCATCAAGAATGTTTATTCCTCCCTCTACGCTTTTGTCCCTAATAACTGTAGAGTTTCTCTTGTCTTTTATCTCTACGTCTTTAGGATCAACTTTTACGTAATAGTCATCCTCTGTTTTTACGTCTGGTTGCTGATCTCTTTTAACTTCTTCCTCTTCCTTATCTTTTTCCTTATCCTTATCTACTACAACTACAGGTTTATCCTCTTTTCTCTTGTAAGCATAAACTCCTCTTCTTGGATCTTCTAAATCTTCACCTGTAGTATTAACATCCACACCTATAGATTCATTTGCTTTAGCATCGAAAGATTCCTCAGTAAGAATAAACTGGGTAAATACACCAGCTTTATATTTTCTTAATTCAGGATTAGCATATTCACGGTCGGTAACCTTGTATATTGCCACCTTTGCAGGTTCTGCCTTATCCTCAGGTTCTAGATCAACCGTATTAGATTCACTTTGTGAATCCGGATCTCCCGCTCCTTCGTCTGGGTTACCCTCTGTTTTTGTTGTTTCCAAAATTTCAGAATTAACTCTATCTAGAGACTTATTGAAATCAGAGAAGGATGTGATTACTCCAGATGATTCCATTAGAGAATGAAGCCCGGTCGGGTTAAAATCCTCGGATTCTTCAACCTCTCCCTCTCCTTTTTTCTTAATCTTACCGAAGACATCTTCACCGCCTTCAATCGGATAGAATATTTTCTCTATATCAGTATCAGATATTGAAGCTAACTCGTCACTGGTTATGAGACTTCCTGCAACGTTAATTATGTTATCCTCCGCATCAGTATAATAGAACTGGTAAGTAGCAGGTGCGTTTTCATCAGCTATTATTAATTGGTCCGAAGCATTATTATATTCATTAATGAATGTGCTCCAATCACACATCCCCTGGAAATTAAATAAAGCTGCGATTTTATCGATCCCATCAACGAATGACATTTTAAAATCTAGGTCCTCGTTATCAAATGTTCTCTGAACATACTTACCTATCTTCATCAGAACATTACTTTCATCCTCAGGTTGTTCATTAACTTTATCACTGTTATCTAGTGCAATCATTACCAAGTCGTGCTCGGCCAATTGTTTCTGAACTTCCTTGGAATTTACTTGGGTAAGAATGAATATAGAGTAGTTATCTTTAGTACCTATTTTTACAAGCTCGCACGTAGTCCTTGTTTCATTATTAAAAAAGAAGCTAGTTGCTGCTCCTCCCCATCCACCTGCAGGCTGAGACCAACATATGGTGATAGGAACACCAACTGGGATAGCTGATGGATCCATTGAATTGTGAGCGAAATCTTCGACCTCACCGTATCTTGGAGCTTGATTCGAGCTAAACCAGTTCCAGGTAGAACCAACAGCATCAATAACCATTAAAACCTCACCAACGAAAGGTATTGCCTTTCCGCCTAGCTTGCTAAATCCTCTTGTAAATCCTTTACCGAATGCTTTAAGAGCACCACCAATTCCTTGCTTACCTAACATATAAGCTGCCTTGGCTCCTCTAAATCCTCTTGCTGCTCCTTGTGCAGCAATTCTAGTATTTTTGAGTACTGCCATATCTTTAGCAACACCCCAAATACTTTTTAGTTTACCAGCAGTGAATTTACCTGCTTTACTCCAAATACCAGGTTTACCTGCAGTCTGTGCTGCTGCTTGAGCTGCTGCACTAGGTGAAAATCCTTTTATTGTTTTTAATAATGCACGGGTTCCTAAAGCACCTCCAGCTACTTTAAGAGCTCCGAATATCAATACTCCAGCTCCTGCAGTTGTAGCTAATATTGTAGCATCCTGAACTATCTTACCAACAACATTTTCTGCGGTATCGTCCTCTGAAACAGCACCACCAGGAACCATTTCAGTAACATTAATCAAAGTAAACTTGGATCCTGCAGATGTTTGTGTGAAGCCTTTCATTCTGAAGGCCTTCATAGTTTCAAGAAGATTTTCTTTAGATTCAGGATCCTCCAGAACTAAGAAAACCGCTTTATCGTCTCCTGATGCTATTTGTTCTCCTGTTGCTGATTCTTGAATAGCTCCTTGAGATTTTAGTGAGTTGTATGCAAAGTGGAACTTAACTGCTTCTTTTACAGTAGCCTGGTCATCTACACCGGAAGATTCCTCTCCATCTTCTTCAAAAAGCTGAAGATTTTCATAAATCATTCTTTCATAATCCTTAAAAGAAGCAACCTTCGATTCACTTAGAGAATCTTCGTCTGTTGGATTCTCCATACATTCTCTGAGATACTCAGTTAGACTTCCTGTATACTTAGATAGATCTTCGGAGTCTGCAACCCATTGTCTAGGATTAGCTTTTAACCACTTTTGGAAATCCTCCGATAATGCCCACCACTGGAAATCTTCGAATGAAGCTTCCTGAGCATTTTCCATAGTCATCGGTATGGTAATTAGGGGAAAGTCATTCCCTAACTTATACTCGGTTGTTTTTGGTAAAATAATTATCATATCTCAGTTTATTCTGTGTAAATTTTGTCGTAGGATTTAGAAATAATATCTATTAACTGCTTTATATATCCCTCGTTTCTAAGCTTTTTAAACACTAGATTACCTATCGACATCTCTCCATCTTTGGAGAGAGATTCCCTCCTCATTTTAAAAATCTTGCTTTTTATCTTTTCGCATCTCTTATGGAGCTGTCTTGCGTTGGATGGCATATTTCCAGAAATCATCAATCTAGTGTGCATATTCTCAATATCAGAAACAATTGCTTCGTATTTTCTCTGAACCTGCTGATCGTCAATTTCTGGGAGATCGTATACTGGTTTTTTTATCCATTCGTTATTAAGAAGGGAGAATATTGCAGATGCTGTATGCTCTTCATTTTCATCCTGAAGATATAATTCGACATCATAATTTCTGATTTTAATATCATGCCTGAGATTCCAAATAAATCTAACCCCGTCTACTGCAGACTTTAGAATCTTTGGATTGTCATCATCTATTCCTTCCATGTTAACTAAAACATGAACATCCAAATCTGAATATTTGGTATAGTTGAAATTAGCAAGTGAGCCAGTTAAAATTATATCTTTTATTGCTCTCTGTCCAAGTATATCCTCGTACTTAGAGTAAAACTCTTTGGCTATTCTGATTAATTTTCTACGAACCCTCTGATCGAAAACCCATTTCACATCTCCCTTTCTATCCTTCTTTTTTTCCCAAAAGACCGGATTAAGGTTTTCGTGATAGTATGGGGTTTCTGATTCATTGATCCCCGAATTGAATGATATGTAATCTAAAACTCTGGCCACAAAAAAAAGCTTTTCTCTATATATCAAAGAAAAGCTTTATATAATGGTTGTTTGAGTAAACTTCTAGAAACAGGACTTTTTCATGATCTCCATCACTGTCCTAACATCATTCTCGCAATATTCACCAATCTTGGTGTAATCCTGATCCTTCCAGAAAAAACTGCTCACCTGAGATCCATCCATAGAAATTTTAGGAGACTCTACATCAAGCATGCAAGAAACTAGATCAAGACTTAGATATTTCTGTTGAACCCAGCTACCGAAAGAAAAAACTTCAGAGGTATCAACGTAAGGAATTTCCCAAGGCTTCTTATCCCATATTTGGATATTTCCAGATGGATTTATCGAATTGTATAACATTCTCTTACCTAAACATGGTACATCGAATGCTTTAATATTATGACCGCACAATTTCCAGTTTTTAGCAAAGGCATTATTTAGAACCTTATTCGCTTTATTCAAGATATCAACCTCGTCAGGACCGGAGAATGAAATAAATCTCTCCATATTATCCTCGTCAAATGAGCCAAAAGAAACACAAACAACTCTAGCAAATTCAGGTTCTAGCGGAGCCTTTTGATCGTATATTTCTGATATGGAAGCATCAGATAATTCGGGGAATGTAGATTTATAATATTTACATCTTTTTTCCCAGAGTGAGGCTAATCGGGGATTCTTCTCGACCAAAATTTCATAGGATTCACATCCAGTAGCCGTCTCAACATCAAAGTAGAGGTACTTCTTAATTAATTCAATTTTAAACATAATTCAAAGATAATATAAAAACACAGGATAAAAAAATTACTTACCGGATACTCTGTTGATTATTATTGGTGGAAGAGACTTATAGTTTTTAAGATAGCTAAGATACGTAAGCTCCCGATCAGTAGAATCTATAACAACCTCGCACTGAAGGCCAAAAGTAGGGATCCTCATTGTTAATCCGGAAGATATGGAGGGAGTAAGAAAGACCCCCGCTTCATTAATGTCTTTTGATTCCGAATGTATAATTAGAGGAACCTCTCCATTTTTCCAAGTCGTAGAAGCCAGATACAAAGCTTCCCTTATAGTTAAACCACCATGATTAAAATGATGTGCGAGTGTTCTGAAGCACAAAGGAAGGCCCGAATCATAGTAAACTCCGGATAGAAGATCAGTTATCGAAAAAAGACTAGGTTTATCGTCATTCATCACACATAACTTAGTAGATGCAGATTCACACAGATCATTTACTCTCTTACAAAATGTTCTCATTGTCTCCTTTCTGTTACCATATGCAGATCCAATTCTTACTATGATAGAAGGATAGTTGACTCCTATAGAATCTAAGAAGCATCCCATGAAATTTAAAAAATTAACACTAGAAAGAAATATATCATCTATTTGGCTGCCTAGAAAATAATCCTTGGTAACTAAAAAATAAACCCTAATTTTTTCACGGTGCATTATTTCCTGTATTTCGAGAAGAATAGCTGAAGTTTCAGGGTCGGTTTCATCTATAACAGAATTAAAAAGAGCTTTATCGAAATCGATCTCCCCAGTGTCTATACAAACTGACCTGCATTGTATCGATGAATTGAATTTACATAGATCTAAAACTAAATTCAGTAGATCCTTATATGTTGAGATTCTAAATCCCGAACTTGCCCATGTTTTGGGTATTCCGAGATAGGTAATCAATGGATTATTAGCGGATACCATTTTTATCTATTGTACCCAAAATAAGAGTTTAAGTTTCTATCCTCCCGTTGTTTCCAACCCAAGTTCGCTTGAATTGTATACGGTTTTGGAGTTAAACGCAGAACTAGGTATATCGTTGTTTTTGTAATTGGATTTGGTCTCCATATTACCGTGATCCCCACCTTCTGCGAACTTTATAGAATCAGATTTAACCTCTATCACTCTTTCGGTTTTCTTTCCTCTATTGTAGACCTGAATAAAATATCTATATTCTTGATTGTCAGGATTTCTAAATGATCTTACGATAACACCTATTACCTTATCCTTAGAATCCAAAGGTTGGGCTATAACAACATCTCCTAATTGAAATTCAGATCCCTTGACCGTTCTTTCTACGTTAGGGTCAGGTCCAACTGAAACTGAAAGGTCGTTAAATGGTTTATAGTTTATTTTAAGAACCCCATTAGCTCCGCCATATCCGTAAGTGTCACCGAAAGCACCAGCGTCAAAATACTCGTTTATAGATTTAATGTACTTCATCTGAGTATGTATCCGAATCAGTCTGGTTTTTCTGTATCTTAATTACATCTCTGATTTTTGAAGCCAACTCATACTGCTCAGATTCTAATGCTTTTTTTAACATAGATTCTAAACTAGCTACGTCCTTATCCTCACCCTCAGGTGATCCATCAGCTTTTCTTGCTTCCACTATAAATGTTCTTTGAGGAGAATAAATAACTTCCAGACTATTATCGATGGATATTTCACCAAGATCTATCTCTTCGTCCTCGTCGTCCATTTCATCCTTAATTTTCTTAAGTTCCTCTTCGGCCCAATCTGAATTATTCCAAAAAATCATCCAGTAACCGTAAATAAGTTCAGAATAGTCATTCTCTACAACATACTTCAGAAGAGACCTTAGCTCATTTTTGATGTCATTTTTGGTTATGCCGTCGGCAAATGGTTTTCTTTTTACTCCAGGTATTGCAGAGGTACCCTCGCCAACACCATGTTTGAAGCACTTATTAACCTCAAAGATAACGTCCCAATCCAAGCTTGAAATAACTTTATCTATGATTTTAGAATGTTTATTCTTCATTTCGAGAATTATTTTTTATTCCCATCTGATCTGATATTCCCTTCATCCAATTGTCATATTTTTCTGGATAAAATCTTTTCAAATCAGAAAGTTCTCTTTTAGATACATTATATCTATCTCTCACAAAAATTTCAGCCTCTGCCCAAGACGCAGAGGATGACTTTTTAGCCTTTTCTCCTTTTTTGATCGCCTTCGTGTATATCCATTGTGGAGGCTTGGAATATCTCGAGGAAAGATTATTTCTCCACCAATCAACCGTAGCTTCCGGATTTATCTTCAGCTTATTGAACTGATTAGCAATAGCTGGAAATTGGATTGCCATTATCCGATTTACCATAAAAAAGTTTCTAGACTTATCATTTCTAGAAACATTAGACCATTTTTTAGAATCCTGAGAGAATATATTTTTGACTATATCAAATAATTCCATAATCAAATTAGATTTTCAAAGGGATCGAATCCTTTAGGTTGGTAATTTGGTGTAACCCACTCTGTCCCCTCTAGTATTTTTATTCTATCCAGAGTTACTGATTTTTTCTCTAACGTAATTCCTCTTTCGATCTCCTCACCACAAGAATTCTTAACAAATTCAGGTATAATAAAAGGATCTAACCATAAGAGCTTAAAGTTTCTTATGATGTTTCCCTTTACTGTATTTCTATTTTCCGTGCTATCTACAGCTTTAGCAGTTCTTAATACCATCCCGCTCAACCAATTCAGAAATTCTGAATTCTCTACCATTTGATGAAATTCTATATCTGACCATTCGGAAGAAGAAAAAGAATCAAAAACTAAATCAGCCTTCTTTTGGGTAAATCCCATATTCCGTGAGCCAGACATTTGCTCCCATACACTGGGAACAGAGTCACCTTTGTCTCCGGTCAATATTTTAGTAAAAACAAAGGACCTACTCTCGACCTCCTCTATTGTTGCTTTTTTGAGAAAAGTTTTAAATCTTTCCTTCTCTGGCGATATTGCAGAAGCCATATTGAATATGCTAATTGATTCCTCCTTATCTAGCCAAAGTTCTTGCCATCCATCGGGAACAAATAGAGTATTCTTTTTCTGGTTATTGTTCCAGATAATTGTCCAAGAATCAGAAGAAATTCTGGCTAATTGATGTAAATCCTTATCTCCAGTTATAATTAAACAATTCTCACCTTTTGAATTGAAATACTCAGACCAGAACATTAAGAGATCATCACCCTCTGCACCCTCAACTTTAGAAAAAACAAATCCCATTTTTTCTAAATGATCACCAAAGGATTTCATAAGGTCAAAAAATATGGACCAATCAACATTCTCGTCTTTTACTCTTCCTGATTTATAACCTCCATCCTCAATCTCCACATCTTTTCTCCAGCTTCTGCTATCGGAGGTGAATATCATTCTACCCCCTTGTGGAATCATTTTAAGAGAGGCACATAAATCAGTAGAAATTTTTCTAACGAAAGCTGCCTGTTCTTTTTTATCTTTAAGTATTTTACCCGGATCCACGTTTCCATACCCTCCAAAAACTCCAAAAGTTTTATGAAAGATGTAATTCCCGTCTATTAGTATATTAACCATTTATCTTTATTTTTTCTAAATCTATCCACTCTGCTTCAAACCTAAAATTGGGATCGGTTATTTTATGATCAAAATCGTAAAAATTTTGAAAATCGGATTCGTCTGCCTTTAGCCTTCTCTCAACATCATCTGCATCTCTTCTATGAGATAGTCTTTCCCTCCTCGTATCCTCATCTATATCTATGTAAATAACATAGGATTGTTCCCTGTCTTGAGGTAACATTTTTGATAACCCCGAGGGTGTCATGATAAACAAATCAGAGGATTTAAACTCCTTTAATGATGTTCCATAAAACCATCCGTTAAATGTTACCATTTCATAAAAATCGTCGGGCTGGAAATATGCTTCATCAACAAAATAATAATCCTCTCCCTCAATTTCACCTTGTCGAATTGGTCTGGATGTATGGGAAACACAATAACGGTATCCGTTAGAGACCATTTCTTTTCTCAGATGATCCTTCCCGGATCCACCTTTTCCGACTATTATGATTCTTTTGCAGCTCATTTCTCGCTAAGGTATTAGTTTTTGTATACTGAATACCAAAGAAAGCAAAGAAACCATCGGATCGATTACCTGGGTTCTCTGAGATTGATGGTCAGCTACCATAACAATCACAGCGGGTATAATGTTGGAAAGATCCGGTTTATTTTTTATAATCCAATCAATGAACTCGGTACCTAAAGCAGACATCACGTCATCAACCTTACCTTGGTATTCACTGGAGATATTCTGATAATTTTTAATCGGATCTTTGGAGGTAACAATTAGATTATAAATATCCTCATAAGACCATCCAAACTCATTTATCTTATTGTTATCTACAACTTTAACCCCTTCTATCATCCATGTCTGTATTCTATTCAGGGCAGATCTAAAATCAGGATAGTAGTTTTTCTGGAAATGGTTAAGTGAGTTGTCGTCTATTTCTATCCCAGTTTTTTTTAGAATCAATCGTATTCTCTTGTTCCATTCTGATTTAAGATCCTCCTCCTCCTGACTAGATACTGGATTAAAATCTATAACTTCAAATCTACTTTGAATAGCATCAGGAACTTTATTTATGTAGTTACAAGTGGCTATAAATCTAGCATTTCCCGCAAACTTTTCTATTGTTCCTCTTAAAGCCTTGTAAAACTGATCTGATGCACCATCAAACTCGTCCAGTATAACAACTTTCTTAGATGACTTACCGTCCATGATAGAAACAGTGGAGCAGAAATCATTTATTTTAACTCTAATTGTTTCTACTGAGCTCTCGTCCGAAACGTTGATGAATAAATGCGGAAATGGAGCAGCTAAGATTTTAGCAAGTGTGGTTTTACCGCATCCAGGGGATCCGCTTAATAAAACATTGTGTCCTAAACCGTTTTCGAAGATGTTATAGATCCTAGGGGGTAAAATCATGTGTCTTAACTCCCTCGGTCTAAGCTTTTCTGTCAATAATTCTTGTATCATATTTTTTTTACTGTGATGCTTATAAAGTGTTTCTAAAATAATGAGGAAAGATCATCGGGAGTACTTTTGTCATTACGCACCTCGATGAACCTTGGGAGAAATAAAGATCGATTCCCGTGTTTATCCGTAATCACCACGTTATATTGAACCGCAACGACCTTTCCTATATGGGAATCTGGATCTTCACTGAGAGTTTTCAAGTCCAGATCAGTGAATCCAGCTCCAACCCTAACATTAAGGGTAGAAGAAAGATCAGTCAGAATAAATCCACCTATTAACCCCTCTCTTTTTCCCTCTCCTGGATACCATCCAGTAACTAAAAGATCGCAATCATTAACTTCTTTGAATTTTACCCAAGATTTAGATCTCTTGCATTCATAAACTTCGTTATCCTTGCAAATCACTCCTTCGCCTCCCTGATCTACTATTTTTTTGTAGATTGGAGTTATATCGGAGGAAGACCCTATCTCCCACATTTGAGCCAGGGTAACATTCGATTCATCAGGTAGATGTCCCAATACTTTTTCAAGTAAATTCCTTCTGTCCTTGTATTTAATTTTTCCCTTACCTGTGATTAAAGTTGTAGCATCTTCTAAATCGAAAACATTAAATATCATACCATTCTCTATACTGGAATCAACCTTTCCTTTCAGTATTTGTGTTACCTTTCCACTTACTGATTTCCTGTTCAGATCCGTTAATTCACCATCAAAGAAAATTTCACCGGAAATACCTGATTTTTCTATCGCTAATTTTAAATATTCAGATGTTCTTGGAAAGCATGAAGAGTCCAATTCATTGAAAGCTCTAGTGAAATAGGAAAACTTATTTTCTTTCCATAGTGCAATAACTCTAACACCATCATATTTTTCTTCACAGTATATGGTTTCCCATTTTTCAATGGTAGAATGATCGTCAGTAGCAAGCATTAAAGAAGGATCTGGTATTAATTCCCTACCAACAGCTTTATTGATTAGTTTAGCTCCAATCCCGATATTCATCCTTTTGGTGATGATCTTCATTAAAATTTCCCTTAATTGGAGATCCTCCGAATCATCATCGGATATTCTATAGGAAACTAAGTCTTGAGCTCTTCTCCTGAGTGAATCGTTTGCCGCTGGGGCTGTTTTTAGCTCCTCTACGAGACCATTGAATTCCTGCCATATGTTAGGATTCATTTCGGATAAAGTCTCATTAAAAGATATCTTATGAAGCTTCGTTGTTACAAACGGATTGAAACATACGTCCAGGAGATACAAAAATCGGCCGTCCTGATTTTCCGATATTATCTTTTGCTTGGCTTTTTGTGATCCCTCTCCTGTTAAGGATTCGAGGTCTTTGAATAATTGGAGTTCTTTTCTCATCGATATTTTTTCCTAAAAATACCAAAAACTCCCGGGAATAAAAAATTACAAGGTTACAGTCTGACCTCCGCCTTCTGCTTCTGCTTCACCTCCGCCTTCCTCTTTGGCTTTTTCAGCTTCCTTAGCTTCTTTCTCCTTGTACTTCTCGTTCATTTTTATCTGATCTGGATTCATACCAAGGAACCTCTGAATGAGGAAGTCAGGATCGAAGTAACCTTTTTCTTCTTCCCCTATTTTAACTTTCAATTCCTTCAATCCATTAATAAATTCGGTTCTTTTAGTAAAACCAGTAAGTTCAACCATTTCCTCGAACTCGCTATCTCGATTGTAATTTAAACCTACGTTTGATTTAAATCCCTTATCTCTAGATAGTTCCGGGTAATCTAGACACATCTGAATATACAACGGCTTAACCAAAATTTCTTGAAAAATTGATCTTAATCTGCGTAGGAATTTCTCGAATCTAATTTCGTCCCTCTCAAGCTGATCTATACTGGTTTGATAATTTCCAGGAGTAGTATTTTTCGAAGCAAATCTAGCGTATGGTATTTTGGAATCCATTTTTAGCTTATTGAAGAAATAAACAACGTTTTCCATAACATTAAAGTCCGGACCGCTAGGATTCAGAGATTCTATCTGCGGACTCTGCCCGTCCTTTTCGGGAAACAAATAGTTTTTATAAAACTGAACTTTAGGTTTTCCGTTAATTGTTAATTCACCAGAGGCATCGTTTATAGAGATATCCTCCTTGTAATTTGACATAAGCTGTCCTAAAGTCTGCATAGCTTTTTGAGGAGACTGACTACCAATAGGTATAATGAACTTAAGGCGATATGAAGCATTCATAACATTCCATATAACCCTGGAGTTTTCCATTATTCTCAGGATATTATACGATCTAACCAATCTCTCTATGTAACTTACTCTAGATATGGTATTACCCTTAGCATATGAAATATAAATGACCTGCTCGTTAGTTAGCTTTCTTGTCATCTGAGGATTCTTTGGGTACTGTATCCAAAACTGTCTATATTCACCCTCACCGACTTTTTCAACTACCGGTTGCAGAGAAGTTGGATCTAATTCTTTAAATCCTATTATCTCTCTTCCCTTATTATCGTAGATAATCTCAAAAGATAAAAATCCATCTATAAGAAACTGCTTGAAATATTGCCAAGCTAAAATTGTATTCTGGAATCCAAATACGTTGTATATTCTATTGTAATGTGAAGCTAATTTGTCTTTTATCTTATCCTTAAGATCTAAATTTACAAAAGATGGCTGTGCAAAATAATTTCTATCATCATAAACTATAGATTCGTCCGTGATAGTATCAAGTATAAATTCAATCTCTCCATTTAGAGAAAATTTTCTAAGATAGTTTCTTTTCTCGATGTAATCTTTATCAAAATACGCAATGTATTTTCTTACTTTCGTATCTTGATATGAAGCTGTCCATTGGAAAGCATCATTCTGTGTAAATCCAGTACTTTCTTGATTAAAGAAATATCCCTCTGTTTTACCTATGGCTTGTGAATTTCTCACAACCATATCATCATATCTCATTCCAAATTTAGAGATATCTGAAAGATTCTTCAGGATATTACCTAAAGCTGATTGATTTGGTTTTAAAAAATCTAAAAATCCTGCCATTAGATGTAAATATTTATTCCCTTATGCTTCCGCCGGGGTTTCTTCAGTTCCACTTTCCTCTGCCGGAGGGGTTTCCTCCGCCGCAGGAGCTTCTGTAGTTTCGGTCTCAGTTTCTCCTCCACCTTCTCCACCAGCTTCTCCACCAGCTTCTCCTTCTTTTTCTTTTTTCTCCTTAGCTTTTCTTTCTAAAGCCTCTTTATTTGCGTCTATATCTTGCTTAGATAATCCCAAATATGTTTCTATAAGGAATGCGTTGGAGAAATAAGGTTTATCCTCGTCACCAACTAAACCGCCCATAGCCGTTACTGCCTCTTTCCTTTTATTAATGATATCCATTTCCTGATTCAGCTTAAATGGATTATCCGAAAAATAATCAAGTCCAAGCTGACTCTTGAACATAAAATCGTCCTCTAACTTAGGATACTTCTTAACCATTTGTATCCAAAGAGGTTTTGTAAGAATCTCCTGGAATATAGATCTTAATCTAGAAATGAATTTAGCAAATCTAATCTCCTCTTTATCCAATCCTTCAGCTCCATTAGAATAAGGTGATGTTGTACCTCCGTCTGGATTATGAAACCTGGAAGGAGGGACCTTAGATTCTAGAATGAATTTATCAAAGAAATAAGCTAAAGGTGCGGGGTCATTCAGATTGGGTCCATCAGTAGTTATCGGTTCGATAGTAGGAGTACCATTAACACCTGATGGCATTAGATAGTTCTTATAGAATTGTATTTTAGGTCTTCCATCTATACTTAATTCACCACTTTCGTCATTTAATTGAATATCCTCTTTATAGATACTCATTAATTCACCAAGTGTTTGCATACCCTTCTGTGGAGATTTACTTCCTATAGGAACGGTCATTTTTAATTTGAAAGAAGCATTCATTACTGACCAAATGACCCTGGTGTATTCTATAATTCGGAGAATATTATATGGTCTTATCAATCTCTCGATATAACTTACCCTAGATACGGCATTACCCTTAGCATATGAAATATAGATTATCTGGGGATCATAAAGAACTCTTTTCTTCTTAGGATCCTGTGGATATTGTGTCCAAGTATTAATGAAACTGCCATCTATCTGTTTTTCCACACTAGGAACAAGAGAAATTGGATCGAGTTCTTTGAATCCAACAATCTCCTTACCAGCATCATCATAGATTATTTCAAAAGCTAAAAATCCATCAACTATAAATTGTCGGAAATATTGCCATCCAGTTATATCATCGGAAAACCCCCATATATCATATAGCTTCTTATATGATTCATATAGATCATTTTTCAGCTTCTCGTTAATGTCGCTCAGATCTATAAAATCTGGATAAGCAAAGAAATTGGAGGGATCGTAAGATATTGCTTCGTCGCATATCGTATCTAATACCCATTCAATTTCTGGATTAAGCGAGAATTTTCTGAGGTAGTCTCTTTTCCCTTTGTAGTCTTTATCGAAATAACCAATGAACTGCTTAGATGAGATATCTTGTTTGGCCAGGGTCCATAACATGCTTTCATCCTCAACATTAGATTTATTCTTATTGAGAAAGGAAGCCTCGGTTACACCGACAGCTTGAGAGTTACGGATGACCATGTCATCGTACTTCATTCCAAACGTGCTCAGTTTTCTTACAGAGTCTCTAATCCTCTGTATAACTGGAGCTTGTCCAGGATTATTATTTTCAACAAATCCAGCCATTTTAAATTGTAGATCGAGATATTATTTTAATTTCGATTCATATTCACTATATATCCCCTGTATTCTCAAGCCTTCTAACACATTGACAGTCAAGTATGGTAGTTTATCCCAATCGGAGTACTTAATAACACCAATGTTTTTGATAAAATTGGTTTTAAAACCAAAGAGGGAATTTTTATACCCAGTTCCTGACAATAACTTACTTAAAATGTCATCCTTTAGATTTATACTTATTTTCTGATTATCAATCGATTCCATATCTCCGGTAGAATTTATAAAGGTATCATATACTTTTGATAATATCTCCATCCGGTATTTCGGGGGAACTGTTATTAAATCAATTCCTTTAAGTATCCTGAAATTGTTAGATTCGAAAAAATCTGTACATAAAACAACGGGTAATCTATTAATGAATTTTCTATCCTTAGTTATTTTGCTATCGGTAGAGTAGTTGAAATAGTATATTTCACCGGGATTTGGCAAAACTGGAGGGATTAAAAATCTCTTATTGTTTTTGAAATATTCATTCACAAAATAATCATCGGTCTCTTTAAAGATATTCTTTGATCCCTCTGTTTTATTCTTGTACTCTAAGACCCGATCTCTAAAACTCATTTGCTACGAAAAAGGAAATTCTCATCAATCACACCAAATTTATATCCTCTTTTAGCTGCCCATTCTTTCGCAGCCTTAAATTTGGCCTGATTTGTTATCCAGATCTGCATATTCCTATTATATGACTTTAATTTACTGAGAGTGTTTACCCCTTCATATATAGGCTTTTTTGTCTGATTTTCTGGCTTTATTTCTATTATCCAGTCTTGTTCCTCTCCGCTTTCTTTTAACACTTTTATATAGAAGTCAACATTATATTTGTGTTCTTTCTTATCTAAAGGATTATAGTAATCGATAGAAACCGGTTCTGAACTCCATTTTAATATGGATTCATTGGTATCACAATATGTACAGAATCTATATTCCCACGAAGATCTATAGATAATGTTATGTATATCCCCTATGTACTTATCAGGATTTCTGGGCTCGTATTTTCCAGATCTGTATTCACCATTGGGTTTTACTTTCTTGATATCTACCATAGGAATAATATTACACGTTATATGTATTGTCCTCCCCAGTAATATAACTAAAAGGTATAGTTCTTGGACTCTTTGGTGGATGAAGCTTTTTCCATCCCTTAGCGAATCCATTTTTAGCTATTTGAGTGAAATAGGCAAAAGGATTGTTTGATTTTTCCGGATTAAATCTGTTCCAATATTTGCATAGATCCTCCATGGCAAAGGCCATACAGTCCTCTTTATCTTCCGGATCCTTATATGACATCTTCTTTGAAATCCCTTGAATCATTAAATGAAACATCTCTATGGTTTCCGGAGTTAGCTCACCCTTATTCTTGGATTCCACTACAGCAGCCATCAAGTCACTGTTTTTTACATAGTCTTTAGCCATTAAAGTGTAATTAATTTTGGTTTGTTTGTTATCTTATTCTACCATCAAAACAGAAAAAGATTTCAAAAAAAGAATGTAGCCTCTTATGAAGCTACATTCTCCTATCTTTATTATCTATTATTCTTTATCTTCCCCTTCTTCCTCTTCCTCAGTAACGCTTTTACCTGTAGGTGCTTTACTTAATTTTCCTTCAGAAGATTGAACAAAAGGTTGTCCTGGTTTGTTTTGATCTACTGATTTTGGTGCGAAGTAGAAGTTACGACTTGGGTTTTTTTTTCTCCCTCGTTTTCTTCATTCATAGTAGAATTATATCCATGAAGCGAATCCATCTTCATATCTACCTTACCGTTTTCAGCACCAGGGGCTTTAGAAAATCCATGTCCTTTTGCGAAGTTGTTTAGAAGTTTTTTCTGATCAGTCTCACTTAATTGGGATTTGTTAAGATTATTTCCATTTCCACTTAGTACATCGAAATTTTCTTTAACTTCTTCTTCTGAATCATCTTCCTCTGAAGAATCTGCATTTTTTTCTGCTGCTTGACTAAGAGCTTCTTCAAGGTCAGTAATCTCACTAATTAGAAAATCTGAAGTTTTTCCAGTATCTAAAAGAACTGTATATCTTCCAGATGTTGCATCGATGGAAATAATTTTTCCAGTGTCACCAGATTCTTTAACTTTGATAAAGTCTCCGATGTTGAATTTTTCATCTTCAAAAATCTCCAACGATCTCTCTAAATCTATTGTGGTTTCAGCAGAAGCTATTTCAATGTTGATCTGGTTCCATTTTTCTCTTAAAACGTTTAATTCGTTTTCTAAGAGTTTCTTAGCTGACATTATTTCAGTAGAAGCAGAATATAAAGGATTAGTAGACATTAAAGTCTCTAATTTGCTTATTTGCTCTTCCACTTTAGAAATATTTTCTATAACCTTATTTCTATCGTTGATCATGATAGATTTAACTTTGTTCTCACCAACTAAGAATTCAGTAAGACCTTCAGAGATATCATATCTCATATATTCTTTAACCATAGCTACTGCCTGATTTCCAGTAACTTTAAAGATTGAATTTTCATTCATTCCTTGGTTAATCTTCTGTAGATAGATCTGGTTGTTCCACTTAACTAGATTAATTGCTAAACCTTCAAATACATTTGAATTTATAGTCTTAGCAAAATCAAGCTCTACGATATTATTGTAATTTGTGTAGAGTCTCATGATATCTGAAACTACCTGAGTTTCATTAACTCCGAAATATGTAGCTGATTCAAGTCCTAATATTTTAGCAAGTCCAGATGGGTCACTAAATTTTAACTTTCTTTTTCCTAGATAAACAGATACTTCCTCACCCTCTTCGATGATTCTTACTATACTCTTTCCTATTTGAACGAATACTCCTTCTTCGTTAACTCTAACGTATGGCTTAGTAAATGATTCAACCAAGCTTATGTAATCTGATGATAATTCAGATACCTCTTTTTTACCCAATCTCTTAATCTCAGCTGAGTTAGTTTCAAATACATTTCCACCTAGATAGAAAATTGATTTATGACTGCCTAACATAACAGGAGAGAATACTTTAGAAACTGAAGATTCACCCTGAGCAACAGTAGGAATTTCTAATTTTCTATTGTCAGTGCTTTCGTTTACGTTTATAAAGTTGATTAAATTTCTAACTACTGGATTGAATGACCATTTTGAAATGTTCTTCACTAAAAGAGCATTCGATTTGTTTTCTGAAACCATCCATTCACTTAGAACGTCATTCAATTCAGAATAAAAATTAGAACTGCCTGAATTTTTAATAGATTCTATAACCTTAGCAACTTCAATTTCTCTAGAAAGAGATTCAGCATTCTCTTTAAGGGTTGCAGAAACTCCTTTAACTGTATCGTCCCAATTCAAAGACTGAATATCGTTAATGAAATTATGAACTAAAGAAAATTCAGGTACTCTTTTGTTTATAATAAGATTCTGATATTGCTCGCAGATAATTCTGGCTTTAGGATATGTATAAATAGAAGATTCCTTGATAGTCTCTATTGATTCCAAGATACCTAATTTATTAACCATATTAGATTTTATGAATTCACCAGCTGATCTGTCAATAGAACCTGCTTTTTCTAGTTCCTCCATGAAAGATGGGCTAGCAGATTCAAATAGAGAATTATTAGTTTCTTTTAAACCAACATAAGAACCAGAATTACCTAGATCTTTGTTTTTGTTTAATCCCGACCAAGATTCCATTAAAGATTCGGCTAATCTTTTAGATGCTTCCATTTCTTCGCTTCTAATAGCATCAAGATGACTTTGCACCTTGTTTTCGCTATCGATCGATATATTGTGATTCTCGAAGGATTCAAATAGTTGTTCCTTAGAAACGGATCCACCGTTAAGGAAACTTTCACAAAGAGCTTTGACCTCCGGAGATTTTGTTGTGTCTTTTAGCTTTTTTACCTGGTTTATGAAGTCCATAGTTAAATTTTTTTTTCGAATTATATATCCAAACAGAATACAAAACTTTTACAGTATATATTTAATCGCTCAATGGTTTTACTGACCGATTAACATTTCTAATCTTATTTTTATATCGGTATGGGGATTACAAAATGTAATTCCCCCATCCTGTGGGGTAGTACCAGGTTTACTTAGATTCCACCCCTCGTACCCTGCATCTACTGAAGAGATTCTTTTACCACTTAATATCATAAGTTCACCCATATAATAAGTTTTACCCTGATATGTCCAGTTTAGGTATTTCTTGGATTCCACGATATCGCTAGGGAAAATAGCTTTTATTGCAATAAAAGACACAAATCCATATTGATCCGCTACATCAGGTTGGCTTAAAAGGTAGCAAGATGATTCATTTAAAACCGCTCTGTTTCTTGCAAAGTTTTGAATAACCAATGATAGATCGGACATTTCAAGATATCTCTGAGGATTGTTTGTGCGTCCAGTATCAAGTACTAAATTTCCTCGATAGAATCTAAATCCTTCAAGTACATCGTATGGACATGTTATAGGTTGTGTTGCCATGTTAATTTGCTGCTATTACTGTTAACTTGACATTGTAGTCAGTCGGGTTCGTGAAAGTAAATCCACCATTTGCAAGGTTTGCATTTCCAGTATGCCCATATGTAGAAAATGGATCGACATCCCATCCTCTCCATTGAGAACCGTCTTTGATTGCTCCCGTTAGAACCATAATTTCTCCCATTATGTTTCTTTCGTTAGCTTTATAATCCCAGAATAGAACTTTCTGATCTTCTGGGGTTTCCGGTAAATAATTAGCTCTTGCTATTAACATAGAAACCTCTCCAGTAGTTCCATAGAATGATCCAGGATCTAGGTTTGCAGAAGATCTTGGACCTATGATCATTGAAACCTTCTGGAATTCAGAAAAGTCCTGTAGAGGATGGAAGAAATCAACCAGATCTAATGAATTTAGTGTCTGTGACTGCTGGTTGACTCTAAAAGATTCCTTTATGAATTCAATCTCTATCGGGTCATTGAATCTTTTAAAAGTAGCCTCTACTCTTTCTAGATCCCTCGTTATTTCTGCTATATTGGTGTATCTGGTCTCAAATCCTCCAGTCGATCCACCTAATGGGTCCAAGGGATATCCTGCGCTTCCTCCTGTGAAAAATTCAGATCCCGTCTCGGAAGCACTACCACCATAAAAATTGTTATCTTGATTATCTGCCAATTTGTATCTATTATTTTAACGTGGTCGGATCTTCATATATTATGTTCCGATTAACTCTTTTTGATTCTTCGATTTTAGGGATTTCATCTTGGGAAGATTCCTCTTCTACTATCTTAGAAACGGATATATCTTTAATCTGATCCCCACTTGTTCCTCCATCCATTGCTTCTGGTTGTATGGCCGTTGGATCACTTTCAAGTTTTTCTTCCTGAGGTTTTATGTAATCAACTAGTGATTTAATAAATCCTAAAGCTACTAAAGGAAGTATTGCACCACTTATTATAGAAAGAATTCTTTTCTGATAAATTAACTCCTCCTCAACCAGTCCAAAGAGTTCTACCCAAGAATTAAAGTTTTCCAAATGGGTATATGCGTAGTAGGTATTACCCATAGCCTGCATGGCAGTCAATAAAATAAAAAGAACCCAAACCATTGTTTTGTTCATTTTATCTAGAGCTATTAGACTTGCGAGAGATGCAGCAGCTCCTATTTCAAAAGCTATAGCCAAAGATATTGCAAGCCAATCTGGGTTAGAAAGCTTAAAAAAGTCTATGACGTGAATGGTCGATATCAAAGAAACGACCAGATATAAGCTAACGAAAGTAGTTATAATAAAACCTCTAACTAGTTTACTGCTCACCTTTATTTATTTTATTTCTAATGTCAGATAAAGATGATCTACCTTTGTCAAAATCATCCTCATAAATAAGGAAGTTAAACATAGTCTCATTCATCTCGTACTTAACCTGATCACGAGTTACGGTATTATCCTGGATCGAATCAGTTTTTTCTTCTAGTGATTTTATATTCTTCTCGATTCTGTCTACATCATTTCTCACACTACATTGTTTGAAGAAAATAATTGTTGTAAGGAAAAGAAGTATAATCCAATAATTTGATTTGATTTTTTCTATTGCTTTCATAATTTAATAGTTTACTGTCTATATATCTATTTCTAAACTTCAGCATACAAAAAAAGCTAGCCTTTTGAAAAGCTAGCCTTTTTTATATATTGGAGGTTTATCCTAAGGTAATGCCCTGCATTGCAGCAGCTAATTGTTTTTCTAGATCTTTAATTGATGCAGCATCTTGCTTAGCATCATTTAATGCCTGATCGAAAGCCTTATACAATTTGATAAAAGCTTCAGCACTTTCTACACCTACTCCTTTAGATTTTGAAAGAAAATAGTGGCTAGCCTCTAAAGGAAGTGCACCAAGGTAGATAACTCCATCCTTAATTCCATCCTTTTTAATTCTAGCAATTTGCTTGTTAATTTCAACGACCCCTAGAGCCTCTGTAGAATTCCATTCTGCTTTTTCTCTCATGAATGTCTCATATTCAGAAAACAGTGAATCTGAGCAAGTTACTGCATAAACCTTACTCTTAATCTCTTCCTTCTTTTCTTGAATCTGATTCTGAATGCTATCAACAAGTTCTGAATCAACTACAACGTTAGATTCAAATGCTCCCTGAGTAGTTTCAAAGTCTACTACTGAAGACCCACCTGGCATTTCTACGTGGTTGTTTGGCATTTCTTCTGATTTTTTCTTTGTCATTTTTCTTATTTTTTTTATTTTTAGTTATCTTTTACCGTTTTGTTTCTAATCTATTTTAAAAATATCGAAATCTACTCTATTTTGATCCAAATAAGCTCTTAGAGGTTCTCTAAGATCTTTAGCCGGGTATATTCTGGTATCTTCCGGACCTAAATGTAAAAGAAATCCACTCTCTGTTTCTATTCCAATTTCCTCTAAGATCAATCTATATAGGCTTATCTGAATAGAATACTCGTTGTGATCATTTTCATAAAGGTTATTAAAGGGTCTTAGTAGTTTCTTAAATCTTCCTTTCGGATGATTGTCACTTTTGAATTCACCATTGGTTTTCCAGTCACCTATGATTAAGTAGACCTTCTCAGATTTAGCATCCCATAATAAAAGGGGCTGATCTATAGTTCCTGCTAATCTCCATTTTCTAGAGAATATTTTTAGCTCCGATTTAAGAGGGGTTAATATATGTAGTCTCTTATTGTAGACATCAAGAAAATCCATAACCCTTTTTCTAACATCCGGATCTTCTGGAATCTCCGGATTTTTACCCATCCAAAAATCTTCTATGAATTTATGAACGTTGGTACCAAGAGTTCTCGATATGTCACCCTTGGTTTCCCATTCGTTTAAAATTACAGATACATCAACACCTCTTTCTTCAGCCTTTTTCTTTGACCAATATTCCCTATCGAATGGGACTTTAAAAACTTTAAGGAAGGTTGTAACCGAATCGAATTTAACCCCGCTATATCTATAAACATGTGATTCCTCGTGAAAGGTAAAATTTGAATCCTCGTAAAATTTTAGCTTCTCCTCTATTTCTCTCTTTTTAGCTTGGATTAACCCATCTGACATTATATCAATTATTTATAGAATAAAAAATAGTATGCTAATACGGAGATAACTGAGAGTTCTAAAAGTAATCTAAGTATCCAAAGCCAAGATAAATATCTAAACAAAAACTGATAGACGACCAGATAAGATTCCTCGTCTGTACCTTTAACCGGTTCTATCCACATTGTTATGATCTCCTCTATATTAAGAGACTTAAGATACTCGTTTATTGGTTTTAATTCCTGAATTACAAAAGAAGGCCTAGATTCTCTTGGTAAATCAACAGAAGCTAAAACCTGAAGAGGTAAATTCACTACAGTATAGATTCGATTAAGTCTATCTCTCCTTAAATTTCTTCTTCTCCAAATTTGTGACTCTGCCTCTTCTTTTCTTACTATCCTGGAATATTCCCGGTAGAGTCTTATCTCCTTTATTACTTTAATGATCCTGAACATATCCCTTTTTTATATTATATGACAATGAGAATCAATGTTTCCCACCCATTTTTTTTCTTATCTTACCTCTTGCCCTCCTAATTCTAGTGGCTATGGATCTTTTCTTTATACCATATTTCTCCGCGATATCCTTATACTTCATGTTATTTATTTCCCGATCTATCATAATATCCCGATATAAGTCAGGAAGATCACGGATCTCATCCAGCACAGATTCATATATCTCATCCACTGTATTTTCCTCACCAAATACAAAATTGGCAGGATCCTCCTCCATTAAATAAACACCTCCTAAATCGCCTAGAGTGTTTTTAGCAGAAAGAAAGTCTAATTCAGATTCATTATGAGAGAAATATCTCTTCCTGGATTTCAGTAGCAATAAACACTCATTCCTGGCAATATTGTAACACCATGTAGAAAAATTACCCCGATCTTTATCGTATTGGTCTATCTTAAGCCAGACCTTTGCCATTGTGTTGATAAAAGCATCCTGTGCTAGTTCATTCTCCTTCACTATAAGAAAACAATGGTTTAATACGCCGGGTCTAAGTCTGTCAAATAATGGTTGGAAAGCTCTGTCTGTTTTGAATTCCATAAAATCCTCGGCGAGTTTTTGTATATTTTTCTCCATGCAGTAATTAAATATTTATTTTTATTATCTCAATTCCTGCCTCAGCAAGAAAGGATATTGATTCCATTTTTCTGTAAATCTGATTAAAAACCACTCTTTTTATACCAGATTGTATGATAAGTTTTGAACATTCATAACAAGGAGACAACGTAACATAAAGAACTGATCCGTCGGAACTTTGTGTTCCTCTTGCTAATTTAGTTATGGCATTAGCTTCCGCATGGAGGACATAAGGTAAAGTAACATCATCTACCTCACACTTATTAGGAAATCCAGTAGGTGACCCATTGTAGCCATCCGAAATTATAGCTCTGTTATTGACAATTAAGCATCCAACTTTTTTTCTCTCACAGTATGAATTTTTTCCCCAGATTTGTGCCATTTCTAAATAGATCTTATCACTTCTATGATTAATTATAAGATCAGAATCATCAGAAGTAAATACCCTAAATGAAATTTTTCCTCGTTCATCTAGTTTTTTCACAATCTTCCAATTAGATAGTCCAAAAAATTCATCCGTTAAAAAAGAGGTATCACTAAAGACTAGCTCTTTAATATTGTTTTCTTTGCCCATATAAAAATGCTCTCCAAATGTAGTTTACCAAATGTAACTATTCACTTAGAGAAAAAAAAATTTTGTTAGATTCTTTTTGAATTTGGTCTGTAAGGGGATTCAATCGGGGAAACCATCAAAGTTCCCTCGAGAAGGGAAGCTATTCTAAATAATGCCGATTTCATATCATCTATATCGGCTTTTGACATATTTGTTTCACCTTTAGATGAACTTTTTTCATTTCCTGATCCGGTTTTAGATTCGGATTTAGATCCACTACTAGATTCGGTGGATGTTGATGTCGAAGATGCGGGTTTAGTCTCTTCGGTCTTTTTATTTTCTGCTGAAGCCTGATCCGCTTTTTTCTCTTGTGATTCAGAAGGCTTAGGTGCCGGACTTTTAAGCGGGGTAATATTAGATACGGCTTTAGGTTTTTCTATTGTTTTCTTAAGAGCCTCGGCAGATGATTTTAATCCTGCTTCTCCAGCTTTTTTTAATAGAGGGTTCTCGATATTTTTGGATAGTATTCCACCTCCTATGTCAGTAGCTTTCTCTATAAGAGATCCTGAATTTTTCTTAAGTTCACTCAGAGCGGATTTAGAGGTTTC